CCCGACCGGGCTGGACATCTCCCGGGACATCCAGGACCGGCTGGCCATGTTCGGCACCCGGGCCAGCGTGGACCGGATCGCGCTCAACCTGGATCAGGTCGAGCAGTACGACCCGCCGCCCAGCCCGGTGAAGGCCACCGACTCGCGGACCAACGGCTACGTGGACCAGTTCGGCACGGAGGAATGCTGGGAGCTGGACGCTCTCACCCCCGACGTGCTCGATGCCCTGATTGAGCGGTCCATCCTGGGCCGGCTCGACATGGACGGCTGGCGTGCCGCTGAGCGCCGCCAGCGGGAAGAGGTCGCGCAGCTCACCGCCCTGTCCGAGAACTGGCAGGATGTCCTGGGCTTCATGCAGGACCAGGGCATGGTGCAAGACGTGCCCGCCGACGATGACGATGACGACACCGAGGGTGACGATGATGACTGACCCGGGGAAGATCGCGGAGAAGGACCAGGCTGCCGCTAAGCAGTTCGATGACGCCACGCTGAGCGCGGGGATCGGCATCGCGCTGTCCTCGGAGAATGGCATGGCCACCGTGACCAGGGTTGATGACGCTGGCGGGGCTTCAGCCTCGCTGGCGGCGGACAAGATCTGGGAGCGGTTCCAGGAGTGGGTGAAGACCGGGAACGTGCTGGTCTGCCAGCACCAGCCGTTTACCCGCCAGCAGATGTACTGGCTGCCGTGGGAGCCCGCGCTGGTCTGCGTGAACTGCTGTAACGAGATCATGGCCGAGACCAGAGGCACCGTGCAGGACCGCACCTGTGACGGCTGCGGCGCGGTCACCGAGCCGCCCGAGGGCATCCTGATGTGCAATCAGGTGCGCAGCGGCGGGGTCGCGCCCAGCGGCGCGATCATGCCCCCGGTGATCATCGCGTTTGGCCTCTGCCGGGCCTGCGATGACCTGAGCGGGAAGGGCGAGCACGATGGGTGACACCGTGCGGAAGACGCCCTGCCCGAGCTGCCCGTACCGCCGCGATGTGCCCAGCGGCGTCTGGTCGGCGGCCGAGTACGACAAGCTGCCGGCCTATGACGGGGAGATCCAGGATCAGGTGGCCAGCGGCGCGTTCGCGCCGTTCGGCTGCCACCAGGCGGACGGCCAGCTCTGCGCTGGCTGGGCCGGTCACCGTGACCAGCCGGGCGACCTGCTGGCCGTGCGGATCGGCATCAGCCGGGGCAGCGTGGACCCGTCCGCCGTGGACTACCGGACTTCCGTGCCGCTGTTCTCCAGCGGCGCGGAGGCAGCCGAGCACGGTAAGCGGGAGATCGCGGAGCCGGGCGAGAGGGCCAGCCAGGTGCAGGCCAAGATCACCCGGGTCCGTGATGCGCGCGGAGAGCCGGTGGGCTACTCATGATCGCTGAGACGCAGCGCATCGACCGGGTGACCGCTGACCTCGGGCCGTCCGACTGGCTGAGTATGCACGACCCGTCGATGCTGCCCAGCTTCTACCTGGTCCCGTCGCGGCTGGTGGCCGACTTCGACCACATCACCGGAGAGTGGATCTCGGTGACCATCACCGGCCAGCGGTACCGCGCCATGTCTAACGGCCCTGACCGGCCAACCGGCCCGCGCGGCAACACCGCCGACACCAGGGCCAAGACCGTCTGGACCATCACCCGGAAGACGGATGAGGGCTGGGTGCGGAAGCTGCCGGCAGAGATCGAGCCGCTGATGGGCCGGATGTCAGCGAGCAGGCCATGATCACCGAGATTGAGCACGGTGAGTTCTGGCGCATCCACCTGTCCCGGGAGGAATCCCTGGGCGAGGAAGCCTGGCCGGACCTGCCGCCGCTCTACAGCGACGGCAGGATGCTGCGGCCGGAGCACCTGAACATCACCATGCGCCGGGGCGAGGATCATCCCTCCGTGGCCGCCCGTGGCCGGGTGATCCTCAAGAGCGGGAAGCTGTCCGCCAGGGCAGTCACCCGCATGATGCCCCCGGACAGGTCAGAGTGGGTGGATGAGCTGGTCCAGAAGACCCGCGAGCAGAACGGGCTCGGGCCGGGCAAGACTGGCGTCGGCTGGTAAGGGAGGAAGATCATGGGCGGTAAGCACACCGGGCACCTGCCCAAGCAGCACCTGAACAAGGGTGTCGCGCACAACACCAAGGCCAGCCCGAAGACGCTCAAGCAGGTCGCGGCCCGCCAGGGTGAGGTGACCAAGAAGGACGCCAAGGCGGCCAAGGCCGGTGGTACCAACCACGGCCTGCGGGCGCTGTGAGCGTACTGAAGCGGCTCCAGGCTGCATGGCCCGATAGCTGGGTCATGCAGCCTGGTCTTGCCCCGCGACCACCGGAGAAGGCCACCCTGCCTGTGTACTGCGATGATCACGATGCGCTGATGATCCACGACATTGTTACCCACCACTGGGTCTGCCCGCGCCTGGGCTGCCGCGTCCTGCTGAGCTGTGAGGAAGCTGCCCGGCTCAGCCAGGGCGATGGCGTCCAGATCCGGGTGACTAAGTGACCAGCCTGCCGGCCGTCCGCGATAACAGCCCCGCGCGGACGTCAGGGAGCCCGCTGGACGGCGTGAAGCTGCACCTGGTGGACAACATGGCCGAGCTGGTCGCGTGCTGGCGCTGGGCCGCTGAGCGCCGTGAGACACCGCTGGCGTTCGACACCGAGAGCGCGGGCCTGGAGCCGCACCGCCACCCGGACCGGCTGATCCAGATCGGGGACAAGCGCCACGGCTGGGCCTTCCCGGCGCGGGGCTGGGGCGGGGCCGCGACCGAGATCCTGAGCCGCTATGACGGCGAGCTGGTGGCGCACAACAGCCCCTATGACAACCGGGTGCTGAAGATCTGGGAGGGCTTCGAGCCGCGCTGGGAGCGCACCCATGACACGCTGATCGGCGGCCACATCGCGGACTCGCTGCGGACCGCCAAGCTGAAGCCGCGCGCCGCGATCGAGGTGGACCCCCGGGCCATCGCGGGCGAGCAGATGATGCACGCCGGGATGCTGAAGCAGCACTGGACCTGGGCCACGGTGCCGGTGAGCTGGGGACCGTACTGGGCCTATGGCGCGCTCGATCCGGTCCTGACGGCCTGGCTCTGGGACAAGTACGGCCGCACGGTGACCACCCAGTTCCGCGAGAGCTACGACCTGGAGCGCGCCACCCTGCGGATCTGCGCGAACATGATGATGACCGGCATGATGATCGACGTGCCCTACATCCAGGGTGCCATCGCCCGGATCGAGGGCTACCTGGCCCAGGCCAGCGTCATCCTGCGCGAGCACGGCATCAGCTCGGTGAACAGCAACCAGCAGGTCGGCCGGGCGCTCAATGCGGCTGGCGTGCCCACCCTGGTCTTCACCGATGGCGGCCAGCCGTCCATCAGCAAGGACGCCCTGAAGCTGTACCGCAACACCTATCCGCACGCCCGCGACCTGCTGGCCGCGATCCAGTGGAGCCGCAAGGGCGAGGCGATCATCGGCCGCTACCTGGGCAAGTTCCTGGAGATGGCCGACGCGGACCAGATCATGCACTACACCATCTGGACGTCCCGCGCCCGGACCACCCGGATGAGCATCACAGATCCGCCGATGCAGACCTATGACCGCGATGAGCCCTACATCCGGGGTGCGTACCGGCCACGGCCGGGGCACGTCTTCATCTCGATCGACGCGGACCAGATCGAGGCGCGCAAGGCCGCGCACTTCAGCGGTGACCGGCAGATGATCGCGGACTTCATCGAGGCGGACCGCACCGGCCAGTCGTTCTTCATCATCATGGCGTCCAAGATCTTTGGCGAGACGATCAGCAAGAAGGACCCCCGGTACACCCGGACCAAGAACGCCACCTACGGCCAGATCTACGGGGCCGGCCTGGAGAAGGCAGCGGTCACGGCTGGCGTCCCGGTGGAGGTGATGCGGCCGAGCTATATGGGCTTCCAGCAGCTCTACCCCGGCGTGAACGCGCTGATGAACAAGCTGATCAACGACGGCAAGCGGATGCGGCGGCCCGAGGTCCGCACCCTGACCGGCCGCCGCCTGTACTCGGAGAAGGGTAAGGAGTACGCCCTGCTCAACTACAAGATCCAGGGATCGGCGGCCGAGACGATGAAGCGCGGCATCGTCAACCTGGAGGCAGCCGGTTTCGGTGAGTACCTGCGGCTGCCCATCCATGACGAGATCCTGATGGAGGTGCCCGAGAAGCTGGCCGCTGAGGCGCTGGCTGAGGCCACCCGCATCCTGACCGACCGCACCAGCTTCGCGGTGCCGATCACCTGGGCCGGCTCCATCCTCAAAGACAGGTGGGTGAAGACCTGATGAGTGCTCCGCGAGTGCATTGGGTTGACCGGGAGGGCCGGGAGGAACCGTCCGACATGCTGCCCTCCCACGGCGGCCAGCCGCTCATGATCATCGGTGTCGATACGCAGGTCTCGGCGGACGGCAACGGTGATGTGACGATTACCTACCGGAGAGTCCATGAGTGGCCCGAATGGAAGCGACCCTGGGAAGGCATTGCGCAAAATCCAGGAGCGGATCGAGAAGCAGCGCAAGAAGGACCAGAAGGCCATTGAGCGAGGCCGCCGCAAGCAGGCCAAAAAGGCCAGGAAGAGGAAGAAATGAACGCATCAATCCAGGCGTGGACCGGGCTGATCATTGCCGTGGCCGGTCTCATCGGGGCTGTGACCGCGCTGGTCCGGGGCAACAGCAACCGCAAGACCGCAGCGGACGCGCAGAACACCGCAGGCAACGCGGCCAGGACCGCGATGGAGGCCAAGAGCACGGCGCATGAGGCCAAGGCCGCCGCGATCCAGGCTGTCAGCGGCCAGCAGCCTAAGCCCTGAGCAAAACTGGCACGTCAGCCTGCATGATGACGTAGGCTGTTGACGATGACGATCACGATGGGATGAACGATGCAGCCAGCTTTCCCTGTTGCCTGGGTGGACCCGGGTGGCATGACCGGCCTTGCCGTCTGGCACCCGGCCACCGACCAGCCATTCATTGATGAGGGCAATTTCGCCACGGCGGCTGAGCTGGCCGAGCGGATCTGCATTAGCTACACCAAGGTCCACGTCGGCTGGGAAGCATTCACCATCAACGCCCAGACGCACAAGAAGACCGCCGACGCCCAGGACGCCATCATGATGATCGGCGCGGTCAAGTCGGCGGCGGTCCGGTATAAGCGCACCATCCTGACCCCGGCCCAGCCGGGTGAGCGGCTGGTGGCCACGCAGGCAATGCTGCGGGCCATCGGCTGGTGGGTGCCGGCCAAGAACGACGCGCAGAGCGCCGCCCAGCATCTCCTTGCCTGGATGATGCGCACCAACCAGGTCCCGCCACGGGAGGCGGAAATCCTGGCCAACCTTAGATCAAGATCGGGAGAATAAATGGCTACCAAGATGGTAGACAAGGCAACCAAGATCCTCGGGCACGTCGATGACCGGGTGGTCTCGTGCCGTGGCGACCACCACCCCTGGCCCATGCTCTGGCAGCCGGGCAGGGTGCCGAAGGGCACCCGCTACAGCCCGTCCCAGGTCCAGGGCGTGACGTTCGTCCACCAGGACTGCCCCAACTGCTCCCGGTGGCGGGAGAAGCTGCTGGCACCAGGTGAGACCTGGAGCTACGGCGGCGGCCTGCGCGACTTCAGCGCCGAGCCGCTGTCCGAGCGGGCCGAGCTGACCAGGGCGGACTACCGGAACGAGCTGTACCGGCGCATCAACGAGTCGGTGGCCTGATGGCCCAGGAACTGGTGCCCCGGCTCTGGGATGACTGGGAGCTGGACGAGCACGGCATCAGGATCGAGGCCAGCGTGACCGATCACGTCGGCATCGACGGAGCCTGGTACCAGCTAGACCTGACCAGTGAGCACTACAAGATGCTCCGTGAGACGCTGGAACGCTGCAAGCGGGCCGGCCTGAAGCTGGACGGGCCGCCGCCCAAGCCGCGCCGGAACCGCACCCTGACGCGCGGGCAGCTTGCGCCCGGCAGCGGTGCGGGCAAGAAGGTCCGCGAGTGGGCCGACGCCAACGGCATGAGCGATGAGTGGCACAAGAAGACCACCGGGGACGGCTACTACTACAGCAAGCGCCTCCGGCTGGCTTACGCGGACGCGATGGAGGCAGCAGGGTGACTAGCTGGGCAGCGATCGACTCAACCGTAGAGCCGCCAAGGCTGGCGATTGGCTGCCCCAAGGCTGAGCACCACCTGGCCGAGCAGATCCCCGGGTGCAACTACGACAAGGCGGACGGCATCTGGCGGGTCGATCTGAGCTGGCCCGCCTATGCCTGCCTGCGCGAGGTCTGGGGCAGCCAGCCGCTCGACATCCGGCCGTCCCTGGCCAAGTACGGGGAGGCGTGCTGGCAGGGCGTCCAGGAGCGCTACGCGATGCGCCAGGAACTGGACGCCCCGCCGCACATCGCCAGGGAGATCGACGCCATCGAGAAGGGCGCTGAGCGCAAGCTGTTCCTGCCGCAGCGCGGCGGGACAGCCTGGCTGGTGCGCTGGCGTCGGGACATCCTGGGCGACCCGCAGGGCAACGGGAAGACCCCGATGGTGATCCGGGCGCTCCAGGTGCTGGAGCAGCGCGGCCAGGGCGGCGGGCTGCCAGCCGTGGTGGTCGCCCCCGGCGCGGCGCTCTACAACTGGAAGCGCGAGTTCGACCGCTGGGCACCTGAGCTGAAGGTCTCCGTGGTGGACGGCACCGCGCTGAGGCGGCGGCGGGCGCTCGAAGAGCCTGCTGACGTCTATGTCATGGCCTGGTCATCGGTGCGCACGCACACCCGGCTGGCGAGGTACCCCGGCGTGGCGTTCGCCAGGTGCCCGGAGCACGGCGGCCAGGACCCGAAGACCACCCCGGGCCGCTGTGACCTGCACGAGAAGGAGCTGAACCGCAAGGGCTTCCGCATCCAGACGGTGATCGCTGATGAGGCGCACCGGATGCAGGATGCCCGCAGCAAGCAGACCAGAGCCGTCTGGTGGCTGGCCCACCACGCGGAGAACTTCTGGGCCGTCACCGGCACCATGATCGGGGACACGATCAATGATCTCTGGCCGATTCTGCACGGCATCGACCCACGGGCATGGCCGTCGCGCTCGCGGTACCTGGATCTGTTCGCCATCAAGGAGTACGCCTGGCACGGCGGGATGGAGGTGCTGGACATCAGGCCGGACACGGCGCGCACTTTCCATTCTCTGGTGCAGCCGCTGATCCGCCGCATCCCCAAGGAGATCGCGCGGCCGTGGCAGCCGCCAAGGCTGGACCCGGTGTTCCGCTACCCGGAGATGCCCCCGGCCCAGGCCAGGGTCTACAAGCAGCTCAGGAAGGAGCTGCTGGCCGACCTGGAGCCCTCCACCATCGTGCCGGCCAACAGCGGGGTGCTGTTCAGCCGCCTGTGCCAGATGGCGGTCTCGACCGTGGAGGTGACCCACGGCGAGGATGCCCAGGGCTTCACCACGGACCTGGTGCGCATGACCGCGCCGTCATCCAAGGCCGATGACCTGCTTGACTTCATCATGGACGAGCCGACTGACCAGCTCGTGGTGGCCGCCAACAGCCCGCAGCTCATTGAGCTGATGACTGGGTATATCGGCAAGTTCAAGATCACCAGCAGCAGGATCGTCGGCGGCATGACCAGCATGGAGAAGGACTCGGCGGCCGAGATGTTCCAGCGCGGGGACGTGCAGGTCTGCTTCATCAACGCGGCCGGCAGCGAGGCCATCACCCTGACGGCGGCCAGCACCATCTTCTTCGCCCAGCCGGACCCGGTGTTCCGCAGCCGCGAGCAGAAGATCGGCCGGGTGGACCGGATCGGCCAGGAGAAGGCCGTGCGGGTGATCTACTCGATCACCCCGCACACCGTTGAAGAGGGCCTGTTCCAGCTCGGTGAAGAGAAGGCCGAGCGGGTCATGAACGTGACCCGTGACGCGGATCTGCTGCGCTGGATCGTGACCGGGGCCGAGCCAGCCGAGTCCGGGCAGGGCGTGCTATTCGATGGCTAAGCCAGCCCGCGCCTGGGAGGTGGTGGTCAGGCTGCCGCAGGCGTTTGAGATAGAGATCAATGACCTGGTGCGCGCTGGCCATCCGCCCGGGGTTGAAATTGTCATCCCGTTCAATGACCAGGAATCAGCAGACGGTGCGGCAACGGGCATCACGGTGGGTGTGCGTCCTGGCCAGCCGGGCATTCTTCAGGGAGAGGTAATTCATGATCACGATCAGTAATAGCGAGATCAACCTCTGGCAGCGGTGCAAGCGGCAATGGTTTATCACCTATTACCTGGGATTCCTGCCCGCTGATGAGCCAGCCGCATCCAAGAAGAACATGGGCAGCCGCATCCACGTCGCGCTGGAGGGCTACTACGGCTACGAGCTGGACCCGGTGGACGTGATCAACGCGCTCTATGCGGTCGAGCTGAGCAAGCACCCGGACCAGGAGAGCGAGCTGCGGGCCGAGTGGGAGATGGCCGTGATCATGGTCACCGGGTACCTGGAGTGGGTGAAGGAGACCGGGGAAGACGCTGACCTGGAGGTGGTCCAGGTTGAGGCCGACGTCAACGTGCCGATGGAGACCCTGGGCGTGACGCTCCGGGCGCGGATGGACCAGGTGTACCGCCGCAGGTCAGACGGCACGCTGGGCTATCTCGATTACAAGACGGTGGCCAACTTCGACAAGCACGAGCTGCTGTCCCTGGACCCGCAGATGCGTTACTACTCGACCATCCAGCACATGGCCACCGCTGGGATTCCCGGTGCGCCGCAAGTGCGTGGCGGGATTATCACCAGCCTGCGGCGGGTGAAGCGGACCGGCGCGAGCAAGCCGCCGTACTACCAGCGGGACGAGTTCCGCTACAACCCCGACATGATCGAGAGCACCCGGCGCAAGATCATCGCTGTCTGCACCGCGATCTGCGAGGCCAGGGACGCGCTCGATGCGATGTACCAGGCGTTCGGCGGCAGCCTGGAGACCGTCAACGCGGTCCAGCAGTCGATGCTGGCCCCGACCCCCATCATCGACCGCTGCTCCTGGGACTGCCCCTTCAGCAGCGGGCTCTGCACGATGATGGATGACGGCAGCGACTGGGCCGGCCTTCTTGTCAGCAGCGGGCGCTACGTTCAGGGCGACCCCTATTCGTACTACCGCAACGATGCGCTGCGGACCCTGCACACCGAGCTGGAGAAGATCAAGAGTGGACCTGCGGCCGATACCCGATAACGCCATCCAGACGGTGTGCGATGCGTGCGGCAACGTTGTTGTCTTCATGGAGCCCTACGTGGAGGTTCACCGGCAGACTTGCCCTGGTAGGCTGGCTGAGTCGATCAGGGAGACGATCGCTCGATGACGATCCAGACTTTTCAGCAACCCATGCCGGCCGCCTATCAGCAGCCGCCTGTTCCCGAGCGCCGCGCCCAGGGGCTCAGCTTCCTGGTCCACGGCGCGGCCAAGGCTGGCAAGAGCACGTTCGCGGATTCCGGGCCAGGGCCGCGCCTGATCGTGGACGTGGAGGGCACCAGCTACTGGACGCCCAGCCGGAAGATCTACTGGAACCCGGACCGCGAGACCCCGCCGCAGCTCGGCCGGCACGTCACGGTCGGCTACGGGCCTACGTCGGTCACCGCCGCCTGGGAGTCCTGCATCGCCACGGTGCGGGATGCGGGCACGGTGGACCGGATCTACAACACGCTGAACAGCGGCCAGCATCCCTGGAATGCCATCAGCGTGGACTCGATCACCGAGGTCCAGCAGCGCATCATCGACTCGATCGCGGGCACCCGGAAGATCGAGCGGGACCAGTGGGGCGCACTGCTCCGTCAGGTCAGCTCGACCACCCGGCGCTTCCGTGACCTGATCACGCACCCGACCCACCCGATCTGGTCGGTCTGCTTTGTGGCCGGGACACACCAGCGGGACGGCAAATGGCGTCCGCTGGTCCAGGGCCAGGTGTCAGACTTCCTGCCCTACTACGTGGACGTGCTGGGCTTCATCGCCGCCCAGCCCGATGGCACCCGCAACATGCTCATCGGGCCGCATCCGCAATATGAGACGGGCGAGCGGGTCGGAGGCCGCCTGCCCTACTCTCTCCAGCTCGGCTACCCCGGCCGGCCTGGCTACACCATCGAGACCTGCCTGAAGCAGGTACTGACTGGAGGAACACCGCAATGAGCCAAGGGTATGACTTTGGCCAGCTCTACGGGCAGGCAGACAACTCGAACCTGCGCTACCCGGAGGGCTGGGTCCATGCCGTCGTGGAAGACAGCGCGTTCGGCCGGACCAAGGACGGCAGCAAGGGCCAGTGGACCGTGAAGGTCCGCACCACCGAGGGCGAGCACGCGGGCAAGATGCCGCTCACCCAGACCATCACGATCTCGGCCGACAACCCCCGGGCGCTGGGCATCATGTTCCGCCACCTGGCGGCGCTGGGCATCCCGGTGCCCGACCCGCAAAACCCGCAGCAGATCGTGAACGGCACCCAGCCGTTCTGGATGCTGGGCTGGGCGGAAGAGCAGGTGGCCCAGGCCATGAAGGGCCGTCCGGTCCAGGTGCTGCTGAAGGACGATGAGTACGAGGGCCAGGTGCGGACCAAGATCCGCGACTGGCGGGCTCCGCGTCCCGGTGCGCCCACCGACTGGCCGCGCGAGCAGCAGATGGCCCCGCAGCAGGGCTTCGCCCCGCCGCCCGGGTACGGGCAGCCGCAGCAGGGCTTCCAGCAGGCTCCCCCGCAGGGCATGGCCCAGCAGTGGAACCAGCAGGCTCCCCCGCAGCCGCAGCCGCAAGGCTGGGGCGCTCCGCAGGGCCAGCCCGCACCGCAGGCTGCCCCGCAGCCGTGGAACGCTCAGCAGCCCGCTCAGGCCGCCCCGGACCCGTATCAGCAGGCGACCGGCCAGCCGCAGCCGCCTGGTGGCTGGGCAGCCGGTGCCGCTCCCGTTCCCGGGGCTCAGGAGTACGCCCAGGGCGGCCAGCAGTTCCCGGGCCAGGTGACTCCGCAGCAGCCGGGATTCGTCCCGTCCGGCCCGCCGCAGCAGCAGCAGCAGCAGCAGGCTCCCGTCCCGGGTGCCCCGCAGTGGGCTCAGCCGCAGCAGCCTGGCCAGCCGGGGACGGGCCAGTTCACCCCGCAGGGCATGGCCCAGGGAGCACAGCCGCCGCAGCAGCAGCCCCCGGCCGGGTGGAACGGCAACGGGGCTCCGCAGCAGGCCCAGCCGCCGCAGCAGGCCCAGCCGCAGCAGCCCGGCACCGCGCCGGACATGCCGCCCTGGGCTCAGTGATGCGTGCCCGGCCGGGCCTGTCCCCGTCTGGTCCGGCCGGGCACCTTGTACCAATCAACCCAACGATGCCAACGATTCCGATCAACCCAGGGAGACTGACAATGCCAATCATGCCAAACCCGCAGCCGCTGTCCGGCTTCGAGCTGCCCGAGGGCGCAGTGACCATGTGCTCCAGCTACACCGGGGACTGCCTCTGGTTCACCGTCGATGACGGCCCGCAGGTCCCCGGCCATGCCCCGAGGATCAGGATGGGTGACGCGGCCGGCACCTTCCAGCCGCACACCGTGGAAGGCCACGAGCTGGCGTTCTTCGCCCGGTCCTTCATCGCGGAAATGGTGAGGCGCGGCGGGCTCGCGGACGTCCAGGACTGGCTGGACCGCAGCCCGGAGGCCGAGCCGTTCCCGCCCGAGGTCTACGACGTCATCCAGCGTGACACGGCCGACCGGCTGGCCGAGCTGGCCAAGCAGCACGCCTGAGTCTGAGGCACGCGGGCGGACGCACCCGCGTGCTGGCGGGGTTGGGGAAGCAGTATGTCCCCGCCACGGCCGGCTGCCTGGTCCCGGGAGAGAGTGGAGATCTCCTGGTGGCGACCCCTTCCGGGCAGCCGGCCGCTCGTTTTGGGAAAAATCTGGTACGGGGAATGTCCTGGCAGGGTAGGCTGTTGACAAACTACGTAGGGCAAACGGGACGGACCCGGAGCCCGAAATGTCAGACCAGATAGGAACGATCCAGATCATGACGAACGTACAGCTCACCGCCCGCAACGCAACGGCGGAAGACCTGGTGGGAGTCCTCCAGGCACAGAACGCGCACAAGCTGGATGTGGTGGTCCCCGCGATCAACATGCGGAGCCAGGACGGCCTGATCCAGGTCAAGGGCACCGAGCCCGTGCTGTCCGCCAGTGGCGTGACCAGCACGATCGGCACCTACCGGCCCACCGAGGTCTTCGATGAGGGCCTGGCCGCCAAGCTGGAGATCCCCCGCCAGTACCTGCGCAAGCTGCGTGAGCGCGGCCGGACCGACCTGATCGACGGCAACGTGAACGGCCTGCTCCGTGGCAAGGTGGCCCCGGTCCAGCCAGGCAGCCAGCCGTCAGAGCGGGTGGTCATCCACGAGCCCGACCCCCGGGCCTTCCTGCTCCGGCTCTTCCGGGGCGAAGACGGCGATGAGGGCGTGGCCCGCGCGATGCTGAGCGACCGCTACGGCATCACGATGGACAACCTGGACATGCTGATGGCGGTCATGGCCGGAATCCGTGACGCGGGCGTTCAGCCCCTGGTGCGGGTCACCGACCTGAGCGAGCGCGCGATGCGCGTCCGGTTCGAGTTCCCAGAGATCAACACGCTGGCCCCGAACCTGATCAACGGCTACGTCTCCCCGTTCGACCGGGGCGCGAAGCGGGCCGGCACCTTCGATGAGCTGCGCCAGCAGTACGGGGCGCACCACATGTTCAGCGACAAGGACAGCCCGGTTGCCTATATGGGCATCGACTTCCGCAACAGCGAGACGGGCGGCGGCGCGTACACCCTGGACCCGGTGATCGGGATCGTCCGATGCACCAACGGGTGGGTGCAGCGCAAGGAGGGCATCCGCAAGGTCCACCTGGGCGCGCGGCTGGAGCAGGGCCTGATCCGGGCCAGCGCCGAGACCGCACGGCGGGCCGGTGCGCTGGTCTCCAGCGAGACCACCGACGCGGTTGGTACCTGGCTCACCACCGGCTACCTGGAGCGCCTGGTGCGCGGGGTGGAAGAGAAGGCCGCCGTGGCGATCGACACGCCGAGCGAGACGGTTCCTGCGATCTGCCAGGGTCTCGGCTTCAGCGAGGAAGAGCGCAAGGGTGTGCTGGACATGTTCATCCTGAGCGGCCAGCCCACGGCTGGCGGACTCGCCCAGGCGGTCTCAGCCTTCGCCCAGACGGTGGAGGATGTGGACCGGGCTTACGAGATCGAGCTGGCAACGATGCCGGCGCTGGACAAGGCCGCAGCGGCCTGAGCCAGCACAGAGCGAGGGCCGGGCTGCCAGACCGCAGCCCGGCCCTTTCCACGCGAGAGGGAGACGATGAGCGAGTTCGACACCAAGGCCGCTGAGTGGGTGCGCACGCACTACCCGGGCGCGCTGCCAGTTGAGGGCACCGTGGAGTTCGAGATCTGCGCGGGCTGGGACGGGGAGGCGTTCGTTGAGCTGAACTGGACCCAGGGCGAGGCCGAGCCGAACTGGACGCCGGGCACCTGGGCCTATCTGGCAGGGGCCACTGTCAGCCAGCCGCTCACCCAGGATCTGACCCAGGCCATGCGGGAGATCATGGAGGGATCTCCGTGACCCCGAACGGGTACCAGGCCGTGGCCGATGCGATCACCGGCTACTTCCGGCTGGTGCCGCCGCTGGACCGCAGGCAGGTCTATGTGTGGAACCTGCGGCGGACCGAGAACCGGAACGGCCACGCCTTCCCGAGCCCGGTGGGCTGGGGAGACCGTGGCCCCGACTTCGACATTGACGCCTGCCTGGTCTGGTACGCCCAGGGCGTGCCGGGGCCGCGAGGGCAGGGCTTCGAGACGCCAGCCGAGCGCAACGCCCGGATGGCCGATCCTGGCAGCCTTGAGTCCATACGGAGCAGGAATGCTGAGCGGAGCAGAGGAATACACAGCTCAGAGTAGCTGTTGACAACTATGAAGGCGGACGGACCGCCTGAAGGAGATCACGATCATGATGAGTCACATCGAGCGGGCCTACACCGGCCCGATCGAGGGTTACGACCCGGAACGTGAGAGGCAGCTTGAGATCGAGCTGAGGCTCGATGAGCTGCACCGCCAGCGGAACGTGGAGCTGGCAAAAAACAGTGCTGAGCGCCAGGAGATCTGGGACCGTTTCACAGCGGCCGAGGCCGCGCTCAGCGTCAACCGGACGGAGGTCGGGGCATGAGGGCCGGGGAGTTCGAGCTGGACCTGACACCCGCCGCGCCAGGCCCGGAGTGGGAATGGCCAGCCGCAGCAGCCGTGCTCATTGAGTCACGCTGCACCGGCTGCGAGACCAGCACCGGGCCGCTGGTCCCCTGGAGCGGGGAGCGGCTGTGCCTGGACTGCGTTGACACGCAGCTCGACCTGATGGCCAAGGCGCTGATCGAAGACGCCGCGATCCAGGTGGGAGGGCACGGGCTCCGATGAAGCTGAGTGAGAGGGAGACCCAGGTGCTGACCGCCATCGTGCGCGGCGGCACCAACCTGGGCTATGCCCGGCACGAGATCGTCAGCTACGTCCGCCGCAACGATCATGTCGAGCTGCACGAGAACGGCGTCAGCCGGACCGCAGCCAGCCTGGTCCGCAAGGGCCTGGTGGAGCGGATCTCACTGCGGCAGATGATCTACCGGGCCACCGAGACCGGCATCCAGCAGATCAAGGGGGAGATCCCCGTGCTGAGGCGCTGGGAAGCCGCAGACCTGGCCACGGCTGGCCAGATGATCACCGAGCAGATCGGGCTCAACCGCGAGTCTGCTGATCTTCTGGCCCGGGAGACCAGGCTCAACCATCTGAGCGTGTCCATGTTCTCGACCAGTACCACGGTCACCGGCCGCCTGGGCAAGATCCTGCGCGGGGAGGCTGACTGGCGGCTCACCGCCGAGACGCCCGGATACGGCTTCACGCTGGAAAGGCTGGGACGGCGATGAGGGCAGAAGAGGCAATCCGCCACGTCAATGACCTGGTGTTCTGGCCGGAGTGGACCATCCTGGCCCGGCCGGTCATGGCCCCGTGGGGCCGCGACCCGGACGAGATCGAGATCACGCTCGGGACGCGCACCGTGGACACCGACCGCGAATACGCCCGCGAGGGCTACCGCAAGCCCAGGTACATCGAGACCCCGGTCAGGCTGGACGTCCGCGACCTGGACCCCGATGACGTGGACCGCTTCATCCTGGAGTGCGCCGCCAAGATCCACGAGCATGAGGATCGTGAGGCGCTGCGCAGGAAGTCAGAAGATTTCGACGCCCCATTCCACCCGCACCGGGTAGAAGGAGACATGCGCTGGATGATGGCCGGCCGTGGCCGCCGCCTGGCTGAGAGGTATGGATGATGAGCAGCACCGTGAAGTACGGCCGGCCGGAGGATGCGCCAGCCGTCAAGAGGGCCGCAGACGGCCACACACAGCTCCAGGGCTACAAGGTTGAGGCCGTGGTCTACGCCACGGACCAGGCAGCCGCAGAGGGCCTTGTGGCGGGCTCCTACACCCGCTGCGTGCTCGACCACGCCAGGGTCACCGGACCAGTCCCGCCAGCCGCAGAGAAGCACCTGCCGGTTGACGGGCTGGCTGCCCGGGTGGCCAAGCTGGCCCGCAACGCGATCTATCCCACCTGGGACCTGTCCGTGGGCCTGATGGAGCACGACGGGGACGGGAATACCCGCTTCGAGGTCGGCCGCCGCACGCAGCGCGGCCACGACTGGGTGACCGTGAAGGTGGAGCAGTCATGATCCTCTCGATGAAGATCCTGGCCTACCTGGCCGCTCCCGGCCACGGCATTGTCACCCCGGTTGACCTGGGCCGCCAGATGGGTATCACCTGGCAGAGTGCCGCGCTCAGGGTGCGGATGCTGGAACAGGACGGCCTGGTCAGGATCAGGCACTACGGCAAGCAGACCAGCTACGAGATCACCGACAAGGGCCGGGCCGAGGCAGCCGGGCAAGCTGAGCGGGACAAACTGCCCGGGGAATAACCAGGTCGGACTACGTGTTGACAAGAGTGAAGGGCACCGAGAGAGCGAGCAGATCAGGACCCGTTTGAAGACGGGACCGAACAGACGCAGACTCTCGCCCGAGGGTGGTAAATCCGGTGCCTTTCACCCACAAGACAACAGGAAGATCAAGATCACGATGAGCAGGATCGCATGGATCTGGGCGATGGCCGTAGTCACCTTCTTCGCCGTCAGCTCAGCCGTCGCGCACAACGTGGCCTGGACGTTCATCTGGGCAGCCGTGGCCGTGGCATGGACCGGCCTCTACCACTTCACCAGGAGCCGCCGAGCCCGGCGCGCTCGCAAGAACGGAGCATGATGCAGGACTTCACCATCCGCCTGGATGACACGGATGCCCGTGAGTTCCACAAGGCAGCCGCAGACCGGCTGGACACCACGGACTTTGCCGTGGTGGTCGGGAGCGAGAGCTGGGACCTGAAGCAGTGCATGGCGGCTGGCTACCGCGAGATCGGCCACCCGCTGAGCGCTGATGAGGCCAGCCGCCTTGGCAGCCTGGTGGACGCCAGCCGGCGTCACGCCAAGGTCGCCAGGGTGCCCACCACGGGCGGCGGGGATCTCCTGAGCGATGAGCCGGTCTACGGCACCGCTCGCGCCCTGGTCCGCGACCCGCAGAACGCCTACTTCCTGACCGGGAAGGACGATGTGCGGAACGCCTACCTCTGGGTCACCACGACCCGGGGCATGGAGATGTTCTGGCCCGTCGCTGAGCTGGTCCAGGATCTGGCCTTCAGCACGTTCGTCATCGACTACGAGCCCCCGAAAGGAGCCTGAGATGGCTGACCGCCGTGACCCGGTAACGCCAGCCGAGAAGGAGGCGTTCCGCCGCACCGCCCGGCCCGCCAACACGGCGGCCGGCGTGAGCTACCCGAACCGCGAGCACCGCAACGCTGACCGGGCGGCCCGCCGTCACGCTCATGTGGCGCTGCACGAGCTGGAGGGCATGGCCCTGCGGCTGCGGCAGAAGCTGGACACCGGCAGCTCGGAGTTCGAGGGCTCCGACGCGGACCGGCTGGCTGAGCAGGTGGGCAAGGCCCGCACCGCGTTCGCTGAGATCGCCATCCTGCGGGACGTGCGCGAGTGGCACGCAGCCGACCTGGCCGCCCAGGGCGAGGCCGTGGAGCGGTTCGGCGCGGCCGAGCACATCGTCCGCACACTGGCCGAGATGCGCACCGACTCGACCAATCCCACCAGCACGATCATCGGCCTGGTGGAAGCGGCCCGCGAGCTGGTGCCGGAGGATGAGCGAGGGCAATGATCATCTACTCGTGGCCGTGGGGGTACCGGCGCAGCTACTTCTGGCTGCCCGGTCTCTACTCGGTCACGCTGGCCGTCTGGGTGCTGTTCGTGTGGCCGTTCATCCTGGTCTTCTGGATGGCGGTCTGGGGCTTCGCCCTGGTCGGCTGGATCATCGCGGAGTTCTACCTGCTGCTGTTCGCCCTGGGCATCATGGCCTGGGTGGGCTGGATTCACCGCAGGCCGTTCGAGCTGTATGTCAAGAGGCCCTGGAGCATCCCGCTCTGGGCCGTCATAGTGGAAGAACTGGATTAGGAGAAGGAAATTGATCAAGATAGGACAGGCCGCACTGGCCGCAGCGGCCCTGGCCGCTGGCGTGCTGGCCGGATGCGCTAGCACGCACAGCGCGGCGAGACCCGCGCCCACGGTCACGGTGTCTACCCAGGCACCGTCCAGCTCGGGAGTGGCGGCAGCGGCACCAGCCGCAACGCACAAGCCCAGGCCCCAGCACACCATCACGGCGGCCCAGCAGCAGGCGGTTGAGACCGCCGCGCAGTACCTGACCGATGGCCAGGGCTTCAGCCGCTACGGCCTGATGCAGCAGCTCACCTCCAGCGCGGGCGAGGGCTTCGCCCGGAAGGACGCGGCGTTCGCCATCAGGTTCCTGCACCCGAACTGGGACCATCAGGCAGTGCTGTCCGCCAGGGGCTACCTCAGCGACGGGTCTGGATTCAGCCCGTCCGGGCTGATGCAGCAGCTCACTTCCAAGGCAGGCGAGGGCTTCACCGAGGCCCAGGCGCAGTACGCCGTGAACAAGACGATGGGCTAAATATCCGCAGATAGAGCTGCGGAATGGCAGCGATCTGTGAGACAATGGAACCACTGCACGGAAAGACCGTGCAGTGGTTTTTCATGGAGGTCTCGATGAGATACGGACGATGGATCGGCGGCCTGGCTTCAACGGTCATGCTGGCGGGAATGGGTGCCCTGGCAGCCAGCCCGGCCGGGGCGGCCACGGCGGGCCACCACCCGGGCGTCATCGGCAGCAGCTCGCACATCACGATGGCGGACGGGACGGTTGCCAACTGCGGCGGCCTGAACACCTACAACACCCGCAACGGCAGCAACCTCTGGCTCAATGCCCCGAGCCTGTCGAACTTCGCACCATTCGAGGAAGACACCAACTCGGCCCGGTCGCTCAAGTTCTGCAACGATGGCGGCACCTTCAACGGGCTGACTGAGGGGCCGCTGGTCCTCGGTGCAGACGGCAAGTTCATGGCCGCCGCCGACAACTGCAACAGCATCGTGGTCAAGCCGAACCAGAGCGACAACGGGACGATCTGGGGCTTCGATGTGACCTCCAACGGGATCAAGTGGGTCAGCCGGTACTGCTCCCAGCTATTCGGCCCGAACTGGGACGCATCGAGCAACAACATCGCCGGTCACGACTGGACCGTGAAGACGGACGGGATGAACGGCTATTTCCAGGGCCTGAACGCCCACTAGCCAGATAGCAGGGAGCCCGCCACGCGGAAGGACGTGGCGGGCTCTCTTGCTGGCACTCAGCCGCGAGATGGGTGCCTGATCCCCACGGGCAGGCTACCGGCTGGCGGCCAGCCGGGCTAGTACCAGTACCGCCTGCCGCCCACCGGGTGGCCGGCGTAGCCGAGCACCAGCAGGAGCAGGCCGATGACCAGGACAATGATGCCGATGGTGACCAGGATGGCCAGCTTGGCCACCAGCAGGCCGACCACGATCAGCAGGACTCCGAGCACGATCATGACGCGCCTCCATTCGTCCCGGTAGGTGCCCCCGATGTTTCACGGGAAACAGCGGCGGCCGTGACCGGCATACAGCCGGTCATCGGGTCTGCCCGGGGATCGAGCGGCGCTGCGGGCACGCCCGCGTCGGGGTCCGGCTTCTCGGCGGCCAGGATCTCGCCATCCTCGATCATCGCCAGCATCTCGCGGACGCTGACCACCTTGATGCCGTGCTCGCGGTAGCCGGTGAGGATGGAGACCACCCACTCCAGCCGCTCCTTGTGCCTGTTCAGGGCCACAGCTCGGTGCCCTGGCCGATCTTCTCGTCCGCCACGCTGCCGGAGTTGACCAGGGCGCTGAACAGGTCCCGCTGCCCTGGCCCTAGATCCCCGCCCTTGGCCTTGATGGTGTCGAGCATGACGCCCAGCACCGTGTTGCCGTGGGCATGGGCGAAGCTGCGGAGGGTGGTGTGCCCGTCCATCGTGAAGCTGCCGTCCGGGTTGGGCTTGAGAGCTGGCGGCGGCGGCGCGGGCTGGAACTTGTTGATCCAGGTCTTGAGCTGGCTCACGGTGCCCATGAAGGCGTCCGCGTCGGTGCCCCGGCGCTGGCCCCACTGCCAGAACCTGAACATCGAGCCCAGCCACGGCGGCGGCGCGGCTGGCGCGGTGAGGTTCGGGAAGGCCAGCCAGAGGTCATAGTGCCCGAGCCCGGCGCAGTTGCCCTCGTTGGCGAAGCTGATGAAGGTGTAGACGCCGCGCGGGTTGTGCGGGCAGAGCTGGTCCAGCCGGTTCATGAAGTCCCGGGCCACCTGGGCCGTGGTGGCCGGCGTGCTGCCAGCCGTCTCGTTGTCCAGCATCAGGATGTCCGTGGTGCGCAGGCCGACCTTCTGGAGGTTGGTGACGAAGTAGTTGGCCTGCTTGGTGCCGTCCTCGCGCGGGTCCATGAAGTGGTACGCGCCACGGTCGATGCCGATGGCAGTGATCTGCTGGTGGTTCCAGGTCGCATCGGGGTCCGGCGAGTTGGTGCCCGGCGTGCCCAGGCCCTGGGTGAGCCGGTGGATGCCGAAGGCGAGATTGGGCACGTTCTTCTTAGCCCCGGCCCAGTCAAACCGGCCCTGGAAGTTGGAGACGTCCAGGCCCTGTGCGCTGGCTGCCCCGGTTACATCGAATGTCTGGATCGTCATCAGGTCACTCCTGGGTTGCGGTACGGCGTGGCCGTCTTCATGCCCAGCAAGCTACCCCGTATAACTGACAGCGTGAGGCGGGAATCGTGATCACCGGGCTGGCCGTTGCTGTTGCGTCTGGAGGCATCACCTTCAGCGGCAGCCTTGTCCTGACCCTGATTGCGGTTCTCACGTTCCTGGTCACTGCGGCTGGCATCGCGGGCGGGAGCTGGAAGATTCAGAGGAACACGCAGACCGTGGCGGTCTACAAGCAGGCTGCCGAAGCGTGGGAGGCCAAATCCAAGGCCCAGGACGCTCACATTGAGACCCAGGATGACCAGATCATCAAGCTGGGCGAGAGCATGGCCGAGAAGGACCGGCAGATCGCTGAGCTGCGCGGCCAGATCTCCACCCTCCAGGACATGGTGACCGGCCGCAGCGCCGTGGAGGCGATGGATGCCCGGCTGGCCGCTGGCATCGAGCAGAGCGCCCGCATCCTCCAGGTGGTCCAGGGCATCGCCACCCAGATCTCCGCAGCGGAGGCAGGATGAGCAGCTTCCAGCCGACCCCGGAAGTTCCCGAGCCGAAGCCGGTGGCCGAGCTGGATGAACAGCTCCGGCACACCGTGAAGACCTTCCACCGGCTGCGCTGGTACGGGGTGGCGGCCTTGGCGGCCGTGGTCCTGATCGCGCTGATCGTCGGCGGGCTGCTGCTGTCCCGCCAGCAGATGGAGATCACCGCCGACTGCGCGGCCATCAGGGAGATCGCTCTCATCGAGCCGGCCACTACTCCCCCGGCCACGGCACCAAGCCAGCTCATCGTGACGTACATCGTCAACAACCGGAACAGCTACATCGGCAAGGGCTGCGGGTCGCTGCCGCCGCCGAGCGGCAAGCTGCTGCACTGGGCGAAGTTCTACGGCATCCCGGTGACCCGCTAGACCCCGATCACCTGTGTGGCGTTCGCGGTGAAGTCGGTTGGCAGCGTGACGCCCTGCGGCACCGGGCCGCCGTAGGCGATGGTGAACAGATTGTGCTGGTCGGTGAACGCGCTGCGCAGGAAGGCGATGTCCTGCGGGTCGGTGAAGCCCGCGTTCGTCAGATCCGTATCGGTCTGCTCAGACAGCCACTTATAGAACTTCTCTTCCTCCGCGATGGCGTCCCGCAGGTTGCGCAGGATCGTGGCCGCAGCCGCCGCGATGTTGGGTGCGCTGTTCTGGTTGGCGAACATAGGTCTCTCCTAGGTATCGAGCGGGATCTCGACTTCAGCGGCGATCCTGGCCGAGGAAGCACCGACGCCGTTGGATGACACCACGCCAGCCGTGTCGATGTTCAGGCTGGGCGCGATGTTGGTCTGGGTCGCGGCGGCTGCGGTCGGGATGTTCTTGGCCGAGGCCGGCCGGTAGCCACTGGGCAGGGTGACGATCGTAACGTTGTTGACCGCCGTGGCCGGCGCGGTCAGGTTAAACGAGAGCCGCACCGTCTTGTTCTGGGTGAGCGTGTACTTGAAGGTCCCTGACCAGCTATTTCCCGGGGTCAGGGTGTGCCAGGTGTCAGTGACCAGGCCGGTGCTGGTCCAGACACTGCCATCCGGCGCGGTGAACTGGTTGCTGATGATCGCGTTGTCAATGCTCAGGCCCTCGGGCACCGCGACCCCGCCGATCGGGTCGGTCAGCCCGGTGGTGGCCACCAGGCTGCCGACCAGGGTCACCACGGACGGCGTGTAGGTGATCCTGATCTGGCCCGGGGCACCGTTGCCGCCCTTGCGGTTGGCTGTCCCATCGGTGCCGCCGCCGCCGCCGCCACCACCCGGCCGGAGCGGGGTGCTGCCGATGTCCGGGTTGACCGATCCGCCGCCCTCGCCGCCAGGACCGCCATCTCCAGGCGCTGATGCACCCGAGCGGACGTCCTGGCCCACGCTGCGGCCGTTGCTGGTCGGGGTGCCCGAGCTGCCCCCGCCAATTCCGTGGACAGCACTGGTCTGGCCGCCCCCGTCGCCGCCCTGGTTGGCCACCGTGTTGCCCGAGCCGCGCCCGCCAAGGCCGCCATTGCTGGTGGCATCCCCGCCGCCCTTCCCGCCGTGCGCAGTCAGGGTGAGCGTGTCCCCGGTGAAGGTCAGGTTGGTGGCATCGGTGCCCGGCGTGCTCAGGGCACCCACCCCGATCGAGCCCAGGCTGTAGACGTAGCTATTACCTGCGGTAACTCCCATCGCGGGCTCGGCCGCATACTCCCCGCCGCCGCCCCCGGTCCCGCCGCCGTTGCTGGGCGAGGTGACCGAGCTGCCGCCACCGCCGCCCGGAGCCCAGCCCTCGATCAGGATGGAGGTGACATCGGCCGGGCAGACCCAGTGCGTGCCGGAGATCAGGGTCTGGATGATGGTGCCGCCCGAGCCGTAGGCGAACAGACCGCCCTGGCTGCCTGAGATGAGCAGGTCACCGGCCGAGATCACCGAGCCGTTGATGACCGCGCCGTTGATGGTGAAGCCGTCGATGGCGCTGGCGTCGATCAGGCCGGCCACGATGGCCGCCGAGCTGACCAGATCCGAGGTGATGGTGCCCGCCGCGATGTTGGTGCCCTGGATGGTCCCTGCGGCGATGAGAGACGCTGTGATGGTCGCGGCGGCGATCTGGGTACCCGTGATGGTGCCCGCCGCGATCTGGGCCGCCGTGATGGTATTGGCGGCGATCAGGGCGGCAGTGACCGAGCCAGCCGCGATGGCGTTGGTGCCGAACTGGAAGGTGGTCCAGGCCACGCCGTTCCACTGGTTGAGCACGTAGCCGTTCGAGCTGTCGTACCAGAGGTCCCCGGTGTTCGGGCTGGAGGGCTGCGCGCCCAGGGTCACCGTGATGCCCGCGACCGAGAAGCTGATCATGCCAGCCGTGATCGAGCCGGCCGGGATGTTGTCGAGCACCCCGACCGGGATGCCCTCAGCCTGGGCACCTCCCGGCCCTTCCACCCCCGCCGCATTCTGGATCACCAGGGCCGCGAAATACGGCGTGTAAGGCACCAGGTCAGAGACCGGGAAGGTGCCGGGTGCTGTCATCGTGCCCTGGAGTGTGGCCGGGCCGGGCGTGAAGCCGGAGACCGTGGAGATGTGGATCTCGACCAGGGAGAAGTCCGCCGTGGGCAGCGTGGCGTCGGCCATCGTGCCGTCCCAGCCGACCAGCAGCCCGTTGATCAGCGGGGAGACGAACGGCGCGGAGGGCGCGGCTGGCGATCCGGTGCCGACCGCCTGGTGCGCCCAGGTCCCGTCCGCCTGGAGCCCGAGGATGATCTGCCCGTTGCCCAGCTCATCGTTGATCACCAGCGCGCCGCCGTCGATGCTGGCGTTGCCGAGCTGGGCCGCGCGCTGGTTGCGCTGGACCTGGGCGAGCTGTCCCTTGACCGTGGCCAGCTCGGCCGAGATCGCGGCCACGGCCTTCTGGAGCGCCGGGTCCGTGGCCATCAGATCGACCCGGCCTGGCCGGACTCGGCCAGGTAGCTGAAGGAGTCGGACCGGGCCAGCGTCAGGGTCATCAGGTTGGTGGTCGGGTCCTGGGACATGGCCGTGATCCTGCACCAGATGAGGTCTTTGGTGCGCCATCCTGACGCCAGCCGGACAGGGATGTCATCACCGGGCGCGAAGCTGCCGAAGGGCGCGTGCGGGTGATTGATCACGGTCACCGTGCTGGGCGTGTCGATGTTCTGCATTGAGGCCAGCGTCTTCTGGATCTTGGCCGTGAGCCGGGCTTTGCTCTTGACGGTCTGGTCGGTGTAGACGAACGTGCGCCGCAGCCGCCCGTTGGGCACCGCGACCGTGCTGCGCACCGAGGCGCTGCCCTGGCCGTTCCCGATGCCGACCACGTTGTTGGCGAACCTGGTGCCGTCGCGGACGATGGTGGAGGGCAGCGCGATGTTCTCGCCCTCCACGAACCGCAGCCCGGTCTGCCGGACGCCGACGCGGGGCACCCCGAATCCGAGCCGGTGCCGCACAGACTGCTTGGTCGAGTCGGTCCAGATGTGCCGCTCGAAGTAGTCGAAAATGCACTCCTGCTGGATGCTCTGGATCTCCTGGCCGATGTCCGTGCTGTTCCACCAGTCCAGCTCGAACGGCGTGGTGGGCACGCTGTTCTGCTCATCGACCGGGGCACCGTCATCGTGGCCGTTCTTGATGGCCGTGGTGGGCGTGATCCAGCCGCCGCCGTCATGGTTGACGAAAACGCTCTTCACGGTGTAGGAGTCGGTGCCCGCCACCCCGATGTTGATCACCATCTTGTTCTTGAACTGGCCGGCCTCGTGGACCTTGAAGGACTTGTCACCGGGCTTGATCGCGCCATCGAGCGTGGTCTGCGCGCCCACCGCACCGTAGGCCCCGACCAGCACCCCGCTCTTGGTGGAGTCGAGCGTCATGCCCAGGTTGGCATCCACCTGGTCCTGGAGCCACTTCCAGAGGAAGCGCACCACGTCCAGGCCATCGGTGAACGTGACCTTGTAGACCTCGCCCTCGTAGGGCATCCCGTTCGGGTAGGCCGAGAAGCCGACCGCGCCGAGCTGCCACTCCGGCCCGTCGAACTGGCTCGACGTCAAGATACCGCCGAACTTGATCTCGTCCGCTTCCTCCAGGTACAGCGCGGTCTGCCACTCATTGAAGATCGGTTCGCCGGAGGCATCGAGCAGGTCGGCGCGCGGCGGGTTGATCGTGCAGGAGAAGCTGTCCGCGCTGTTCAGGGTCCAGGTGATCTGCGGCTGCTGGACGCCCTGCACGTCGCGGTGCAGCCACTTGCCGGTGAGGATGTTCTGGGCGTACAGCCGTGGCATCTGGGACCGGATGAAGGCCGGGCTGGCGGGCGCGTAGGTCTTGACCGGCGCGGGGTAGACGGCCGGCCCGATCGGCCCGGTGGCCGAGAGCGCGGGCTCGTCCAGCCAGTGCGGCCCGGCCGAGGCCGCGTTGTTGGCGTTCCCGATGTCCACCCGGCCGATCGGGGCTCCGGTGGCCAGGCTGCTGAAGTTCTTGGTCTCGACCGGGACGGTGGAGTCCTGGCTGGTGAACAGGCTCATGCTGACTGAGCCGTTGGTGGCGTCAGCCTGCACATGGCCCTCAAGCCGGCACCAGGTGTTATTCGGGATGGTCGTGGTGAACGCGCTCAGGCCGGAGAAGCCGGAGCCGTAGCTCATCGAGAGTGAGTTGCCGCTGATCAGCGGCGAGAAGATGTGCGTGCCGCCAGCCGTGCGGAAGGCCAGGGGCCGGAGTGCGGGCGTGGCCGCTGCGGGGATGAAGACGTAGATGCGGAAGTACAGCAGCAGGTAGGTGCCGCCCAGGGAGGCGATCCACTCGGCAGCCGGTGCGCCGGACGTGACCCCGGTAGCCACCTTGAGCGCGCTGACCCCGTGCGCAACGTGGGTGTTGTCGGCGGCCAGCGTCCCGCCCGAGGGGATCGAGATCGCATCGAAGGCGTTGCCGCTGGCCCCGCCGCTGTTGCCGATCGTCAGGGTGGTGCCGTTGGCCAGGCCCTCAAAGGTGTTGGCCAGGGGGAGGGTGGTGTCATTGACCCCGGAGAAGCCCTCAGCCTGGGCCGCCGCGTCCGCCAGCGAGATGTTGAAGACGACGGCTGGCGGGGCCATCGCGTTGTCGTCGGACATGGCCGCGACGTCGCTGAGCTGGACAGGCGTGACGAGCGGGCCGAAGTACGGCAGAACCTGGCGGTTCCGGCGCTGTGATCGGCTCGGCCCGCCAGCCCCGCCGCCGCCCTTGCCCTTGGCGGCGGGCATCGGCTAGTTCAGGCCCATCACAATGAACTGGGAGCAGACGAACGCCGTGGGCGCGGTGCCCCAGACGGACCACAGCTCCCAGAAGTTCGAAGCCGTGTTGGACAGCAGCAGGGAGGTGGGCACGCCTGCCGTGTTCGCCCCGCCGACCATCGCCACCGTGGCCGCCGCAGCCGCCGCGTTGTTGCCCGGCCCGTAGGCGATCTGGCCTGCGGTGTTCCAGTTCGAGCTGGTGACCGCGCCCGTCCCGATGCAGGTCAGGGTGACTTCCATGTTCCATTCACCCGTGGTGGTCGAAGGGACGGTGACCGCGCCCGTCCCGGCGATCAGGGTGCCCTGGGTGGCCTGGGTGGCGTCAAAGTACAGGCCGAGCTGGCTGGTGACCGCAGTCGCGTCGTAGGTGCCGGCCGCCCAGACCTGGAGCACCTTGCCCTGCATCGAGCTGACCGGCCAGATGGAGCCGAGCGCGGGCATCAGGAAGGCCGGGTTCGTGCCCGAGTTGCCCGAGACCAGGGAAGACGTGGTGGTGGTCTTGGTCGCGCCGACCACCGGCATCGAGTAGAGAACTTCAGCGTTGGTGCCAGTTGCGAAACTCAAGACTGCTCCTAGTTGGTCACGGGCTGGACGCCCACGAACTCGCGCGGCTGCTCAGGTGAGCCGAGGATCTGGCTCCAGACGTCATACTTCACCCCGGCCGTGAGCGTGACCAGGCCGCCGCCCGGACCCACCAGGCACTGGGCGATGAAGCCCTTGCCCGAGGTGCCAGCCAGCCAGCTCCCGGCGTACCAGGTCACAGGCAGCGCCGGGTTGCTCTCATCGCCCGAGCTGACGGGGAAGGCGAACTGCACCGTCAGCAGGGGACTGGTCGGGTCGATGACGGTGCCGGCCAGGTCCGTGGTCCAGAGCGCGTTGACGTAGACCTTGCTGCCTGCGGAGATGGGGTCGAACTTGGCCATGATGATCCTCCACCTCGATGATGCCGGACCGGCCTGCCAGCGCGCAGGCACCACGCCCGTCTGCCACCGGCTGGCTGTGCCGGCTTCCCAGCGCAGCTCGGCCGGGATGGCCCGCCAGCGCGGCGCTTGCGGCCCGGCCTCCCAGGTGACTGCGCCGGTATTGCCCTGGCCGCCGATAACCACGGAGATCGTATCGGCCGTGGCCGCCGCATCGCTGAGCCCGAGCTGCTTGGAGGGCAGCGTTAGCACATCGGCGGTGCCGGCCGCATCCGTGAAAACCACGAGAGCCGAGGCGCTGAGAGCGTCCAGGACGGCCCCGGCGTCCGCCAGGCCCAGTGATGCCGTGACGGCCAGCGCATCGCGTGCTGCGGCCACGTCGGCCACGGGGACGGCCGGTTGCGGCGTGATGCTGTCTGCCGCCCCTGCTGCGTCCGCGACGGCCAGCGTGACGGAGGGCACCAGGTGCTCGGCCTGGCCAGCCGCATCAGCCAGCGGGGTGGCGACCGTGGCAGCGATCTGGTCGGCCGCAGCGCCCAGGTCGTTGAGCACCGGGCTGGAGCTGCCGCCTTGGCTGATCTGGTCGGCCGAGCCCGCCGCGTCCGCCAGGGGTGCGGCCACGGTGACGGCCAGGCTGTCCGCCGCTCCGGCTGCATCCGCCTGCGGGATACCCACCGCATTCGCGTCTGCTGCCCCGCCAGCGTCCGCCAGGGTCACCGTGGCCGCCACGGCCAGGCTATCGACGGCCGCTGCCTGTTCAGCCTGGGTTATGCCAATGACCTGAAGTTCAGTCGCACCGGCTGAATCGGCCAGGCTGAGCGCGGCGGCCGGGACGATCCTGTCCGTGACGCCGGCCGCGTCTGCCACCGGGACTGTCGCTGCAATTTGCACTGCATCTGCCGCGCCCGCGACGTCAGCCAGGGCCTTGGGCTGGGTGGTGGCGATGCTGTCTGCTGCACCTGCTACGTCTGCTACAGGAACAGCGGCGGCCACGGCCAGCGAGTCGGCCGCGCCCGCGACGTCGGCCACGCTGAACGTGACTGTTTCCGCGATGGCCTCGATGGCCGCGCCCGCATCAGGCAGCGGGACGGCTGCGGCTGGCAGGAACGCATCGGTGGCCGCTGCGGCGTCAGCCAGGCTGACAGGCTCACTGACCGCGATGCCGGTGCTGTCATCGGCCTCAGCAGCCACATCCTCCAGGTCGGCCGTGGCCACGACCGAGATACCGCCTGCATCATCAGCCTCTGCCGCGACGTCGGACAGGCTGATGGCCATCGCGCTGGTACCCAGCCAGGTATCCGCCGCCGCGTAGGCGACTATGCAGGCGTCAGCGTTCGAGGTGCCCGCCGTCCAGGCTGCCGAGTACAGGCCGGCCGTGGCCGGTGCGGTCTGCCAGACCGCATCGGTGCCGCCACCGGAGGGAAGCACCAGGTCCGTCCAGAGGCCGCCCGAGTCCGGGTCGGAGGCTGGCGGGGTCATCGCGCCCGTGTTGGTCGAGCCCGCCGCCGAGCAGGCCACCAGGTCCCCGCCCTGGGCCGCGTTCACCAGCGTGGCCACGGTGACCAGGCCGGAGGCAGTGCCGTGGACGTTGGCGGCCTGGTCCACCACGGTCCGGCCACCCATGACGGCCAGGCCGGAGAACTCGGCGGCGGCGAACTTGTTGGCGTGGGTGGATGAGCAGGTCAGCGAGATCACATCGCCGTTGACCAGCGGGGTGGTGATGATGACGCTGGCCAGCAGCGAGTTGGTCTGGGCCGAGGTGCCCTGGGCGTCAATGCTCCAGGTGTTGCCCTTGGTGTCGCTGATCGCGGTGATCTGGTCCCCGGTGCCGACCCGGCCCCAGAGCAGGATTGCGTTGCCGGCCTTGGTGGTGACCGTGACCGTGAAGGTCCGGCTGGATGATCCGCCAGCCGAGTCGTTGATGACCGCCTGGACGAACGCCGGCCCGGTGATGCCGAACCTGCCAATTCTCTGGCGGCGCGGCTTCCTGGACCCCGCGTAGCCGTGGCCGCCCACCTTCTGCGGCATGGGCGGTCACCGCCTCCCTGATCAGCTTCCGGTGGCGGTCTTGTGGGATTCGTGCCTGGCCAGGATGTGCTCCAGGGTCGGGTGCCTGCCCTTCCAGTCTGGATGGCAGTGCCCGCACAGCCTGAACTCCCCGCCTGCTGCCGGGTACCGGCCGACCCGCCAGCAGCCCGGCGTATGGCAGTTGATGTGGCGGAACAGGCCGAGCGCGACCGTGGCGATGCCGCCCAGGGACAGCAGCGCCCAGGGCATCACCGAGCCGAAGCCGGACCAGTAGCCGTAACGCTGGCAGACCGTCACCAGGCGCGGCGGGACCTGGCAGTAGTCAGTGCCCGTCTGGATGGCCAGCCAGTGCTGCCCTCCGAGTGCGAACCACCAGACCAGGACAGCGCCGATTGCCACCCAGACGGCTGCGATAGCCGCCCGGGTCCTGTTCATCTAGCTGACGGTGCCGGAGCCCGAGGGGAAGCCGAAGGACAGGGTTTCCGTCGCGGTCCAGGTCTGGCCCGATGCCTTGGTGCCCTGGGCGCTGATGCCGTGGTTGAAGAAGGTGCCGCCCGTGGTGGCGTTGCTCACCGAGTCTGCCGTGCCCGCATCGGTGCCGAACTCGGCCCAGGCGAAGTTGGCCTGGGCAGTGCCGAACGCGGCAGCGAAGACCAGGGTGCAGGGCGCGGAGCCGGTCGAGATGGTCGGCGCACCGCTGCACAGCTTGAAGAAGCTGGTGGTCGATGCGGCTCCGGTGTCGCCACCCAGCGTGGTGTTGCTGAAGGCAGCAGCCGTGGCACTGGTACCGACCCCGATCCGGGCGTTGGCCGCCCCGAACTTGGGGCTCATCGTGGTGCCGGCCACGCCACCGAGCAGCGCCACCCACCCAGCCTGGACCACCAGGTTCGCATTCTCGTGGACCGTGGTGTGGTAGCTCTTGACGTTGGCCCGCCTGAAGTCGGCCGCCGTCAGGGCGCGCAGCGGGTGCAGCTCCAGGCGCTGGCGAGCCCACTCGGTCTGCTCCGCGTCCCACCGCTCGACCATCCAGGTGGTGGACACGGCCGCGAACTCCTTGGCCGGGCTTCCCACCATCACGTCCAGCCGCTCTGTCCCTGCGGCAATCCTGTCGTAATCCGTCATGATTCCTCCGGTTATGCCGCTGCTGAGAGCTGCTGGAACTGGCCGGTCAGGGTGGTGCTCGCACCCTCGCCGTAGTTGAGAGTGGCCGTGTTGGTCCCGTCCGCGACCTGGACGAACTGGAGCGTCTGGGTGGTGCCGCGCAGGCTGGCGGGGATTGAGACGGTGCCGCCCCCGCTGAAGGTGTGCCGCCAGGGACCGGACGCGGCGGGGATCGAGACCTGGGTCTGCGGGGTGGTCAGGGCCGGTGAGGTAACCGAGCTGCCGAAGACCGGCCAGACGTTGCCCCGCACGAATCCGTTGCCGTCGTTGTTGTAGAGGACTTCTGAGACCGTCCAGGCGAAGACGAACGTGGTGGCCCAGACCGGAATGGCCACGGTCCAGATCGCGCCGGTCGGCCACTGGACATTGGTCGTGCCAGCCGTGCTGGCGTGCGCCGGGGTGCTTCCGTTCTGGGCTTCCATGATCATGAGCTGCTGCGGGTTACAGACCGTCCGCAGGTCGTGGATCATGGCGTTGGTGATCGCGCTGGTGGTGGCCGGTATGTCGATGCGGGCCAGCGCGATGGCGCTGGTGCCGCCCGGCACCGAGGTCGCGCCGGAGCTGACCCCGGACAGCACCCGGGGGAAGACGATCTGCCCGGATGCCGGGTTGCCCCACGGGCTGCCGCTCCAGGTCGGGTCTTCCGCGCGGACGATGATCATGTCCGAGCGAGGGGAGGCACCCGTAGCCGCGATGGTCAGCGTGGTGTCGTTGCCTGCGTTGTAGCCGTAATAGCTGCCCTGGAAGGACGCTTCCTGGCCCAGGACCACGCACGCGCCCGAGGTGATGATGATGCCCGCGCTGGGCGTCCCGGTCTGTGTGACCTGGCAGTCCAGGTGGCCCACCACGCCCTGGCTGCCGAGGGTGGCGCTCTGGAGCATCAGCCGCAGGAAGTTGCCGTTCTCGCTGTTGCCATCGACCGCGTAGGCCGGGACCTGGAAGGTCACACCGTGCCCCCGATCGAGAGGTAGGCGCTGCGCCACTGCATGGTGCAGGTGGCCGTGCCGGTGAAGTCCTGGCCGCCGAACTTGACCACGGTGCTGCCCGGCTGGAGCTGCAAGCTGATCATGGGATCTCCGCTGAGATTGCCAGCCGCGCTCTTGCCGTTGAGCAGCGCGGATCGGTTCCAGGGCCGGGTGTCGATGACCAGTGTGGCACCGTTGGCCAGGCTGCCTGTGTAGCCGATCGAGACCGGCGTGTTCACGTAGGTGATGGTCGGATTGGTGATCGGCCCGGTGAAGGTGAAGAGCGGCCAGGTGGGCATCGAGCCCTGGTTGACCGCCGTGTTCTGGAGGTTGTTCGTGGTGACCGCGATCTGGAACGGCGGGACGAATGGCGGCGTCAGGGTGCCCCGCAGGCTGGGCACCATCGTCAGCAGCAGCGTTGAGTTGTTGTCCGAGTACCAGTTGTTATCGGCTGCCTGGAACTGCGCGGTGAACGGGACCACGCCCTGGTTGGCCAGGCCGTAGGTCGGCATGATCTTGCGCCCGCGCCCGTAGCAGCGCCGGACAGACTGGCTGATCGGGTAGAAGGCCCGCAGCACCTGGACCGAGCCCATCGCCAGCCGGCACGCCGGGTCGTTCCACTTCCCGCTCAACGCCGCGTAGTTGTCCATCGCGGTCTTGCCCTGGGCTGGCGAGTAGGCGAAGCCGGTCTGGGTGACCACCATCCCGGGCAGGGTGTCCACCCCGAACTGCACCCCGTCATGGCCCACGATCGCCTGGTCCTGGATGGTCGGGCTGCCGGTGTCAGTCTGGGTGTCGCTGACGTAGAGCGCGTTCGCGCCGACCCCGTAGACCAGGGAGCCCGCGCCCTGCTGGTCTATCCCGATCGAATACTGGCCCTGGCTCAGCACCGGGTCTGCCATCAGGGAGTCACCCCCGCGAAGCCTTGCAGCTCAGCCACCTTGAGCTGGAACTTGATCTCTTGCATGGCCTGCGCCACGGTGGTGCCCTCCGGCAGGGTCAGGTAGACGTCCCGCATCAGTGTCCCGCCTGCCGTGGCCCCGCCGCCACGGCTGAAGTGCTGGGCCGCGTCCGCGAGCGAGATGAACGCCTGGGACTGCGGCGGGGTCAGCACTGCCTCCGGCTGGCTGAGCGCGTTGCTGTAGACGCCTCCGGGCTGCATCCAGCCGCCCTTGTCCATGAACTGGCGGTACTGGCCGTCTGTCCAGGTCACCCACGGGCTGAAGCCACCCGCGTCTCTCCACTTCTTCACCGCGTTCAGGGCGTTGATGTGCGGGTTGAAGATGTTGCCCGGTACCACCTGCCCGAGTATCTGCCACAAGCCAGAGGCACCTGAAGGGTTGATGGCGTTGGTCCGGCCGCTTGACTCGGCCAGCGCGATGGCCGCCGCGATGTGGGCCACCCCGCCGCCAGGGCCGCCAGCGCCCATCCAGAGGTTTTCCAGCCAGCGCAGACCGGCCCGGCCAAGGCCGCCCCGCCCGGCCAGCCCGCCGCCTGGCGGTGCGCCGGTCCAGAGCAGCGGCAGCGCGTGCAGCCCGATGAGCTGCGGACCCATCCCGCCGCCCTGGCTGATGACCGACTTGGCATCCCGCACGATGGCGACGTGGCCAGGGTCGGCCCCGCCAGCCGGGGAGTGGTAGAACGCCAGGCCGCCAGGGACGGGCGGGCCGCGCTTCACCCAGGAGCCCTGGGCTTCCGAGGTGCGCGGTGCGTCAATGCCGAAGTGCCGGTAAATGGTCTGCACGAATCCCGAGCAGTCCGCCCCGCCCGGGACCGCCGTGCCGCCCCAGACATAGGGGATCTTGCCCAGGAAGGACATGGCGTACTTGACGATCTCGCCGCCGTTGCCGCCGAGCCCGCCGCCCAGCCCGATCAGCTCCTTGACGGCATCACCGATCAGCTTGCGCGGGATGTCCTGGAGCACGGCGGCCATATCACCGATCGCGCCGCCTACCCCGCCCGGGATCATGTTGACGATGGCGTTGGTCAGCGCCTTGCTGTTCCCGGTGGTGATGGCGGCGATGATCTTGCCGACGTCCGCGATCTTGTGGAACAGCCCGCCCAGGAAGCCGCCGACGCCGCCGCCCGGGTTGGGCTCACCGTGCGGCAGGTGCGGGTTGCCGGTGTGCCCGGGAGGGTTCTGGCCGACCCGCCCGCCCGTGGCGTAGCCGGGCACACCGGCCATGCCGAGCAACGGGGCCAGCAGCCGCGAGTGCATACCGGACAGCACGGTCTCGCCCTTGGACACCCTGATCAGGACGTCATCGGCGGTCTCATGCGTGCCCTGGGTGATCTTCCCGCCAGCCGCGAGGGCGGGGATCTTGGGGATGTGCGGGCCGCCGATCCTGCCCGAGATCCAGTCGAACGCCCCGATCAGCCCGTCCAGCACATGGGTGATCACCCAGTTGACCGGGCCTTTGACCGCATCCTCGATGCGGGTCATCACCCGGCCCGCGATGTCGATGAAGGTGCGGAAGGCGTTCGGGATGGTGTTGGTGAATATGTTCTGGATTGGCTGGACGAAATGGTTGTGTACCCAGTTGATCAGGTCATCGAAGCCGTTTTTAAGGGGGTTGATCAGCCGGTTCTTGGTGAAGTTCCAGAAGTCATCCCAGTAGCCGGGGATAGTGTTGGTGAACAGGCGGCGGATGTCATCGCCCCAGCTCACCAGGTGCTGCCAGGCATCACTGGCATCGCCCTTGACGTCGCTCAGCACCTGGTGCCAGTGCTTGGCCAGCTCGATCGCACCCAGGGCAATAAGGCCGACCGGCCCGAGCAGCGGCAGCAGGAACTTGCCGAATCCGTCCCAGATGAAATGCCAGGCGTCAGACGCCCATTGCTTAATATCAGCCCAGCTATGCTTCCATTGCGTGGAGAACTTGACAATGGCGGCCAGCAGGTCCGCGACGGGCGTGATGATGTCCGCGATGAGCCGGGCCAGCAGGCCGAGCAGCGGGAACAGCGGCGAGATGACCTTGAGGGCCAGCTCGATCAGGATGGCCGCGAGCTGCACCAGCGGCGGCAGGATGGGCAGCAGCGCCACGACGATCTTGAGCAGGGACAGGACCAGGCTGGCCAGGCTGGGCAGCAGCGCCTTGAGGGCACTCACCAGGGCCGCGCCGATGGCCCGCCCTAGCTGGGTCAGGGCCTTCTCGATGGGCGGCAGGATCGGGGCCAGAGACTTCAAGATGAGGTTGACGAACTGGATCAGCGGCGGGATCAGGGCCGAGATGCCAGCCGCCAGCACCCTGACCAGGATGCCGGCCAGGGAGCCCACCAGCCGGACGATGCCGGGCAAGGCCGGGGCCAGGCCACGGATCAGCGCCGAGATCAGCCGGGCCAGGGGCTTGGCCACGGCCTCCAGGGCGTCACCGAGGATGGCGAAGACGCCAGCGTTCTCCAGCACCTTGAAGATCTGGCCGAACACGCCCACAAGCTGGTTCAGGGCAGGCGTGATGCCCTTGACCAGGATGACGATGGCCTGGAAGGCCGCCACAAGATCACCGAGCACGGCCCCCGCGAGCTGGGCAATGATCTTGCCCACCAGGGTCAGGGTCGGCTCTAGCTGCTTGATCAGGTTGGCCAGCACGGGGAAGACCGGGGCCAGGGTCTTGGCAAAGACGGCTGCCAGCTTGCCCACGATGGGGAACAGGGCACCGAGGGCCGAGAACAGCGCCTTGAAGATCACGTCGCTCTCGCGGATGGCGGGCGCGAGAGCCTTGAACAGGCCGCCAAGATCGCGGCCTATCAAGCCCATGACCTGGGCAAACGTGTTAAAGGCCGGGCCAGCCGCGTGCAGGATGGCCACCAGGCCGGGAAGGAGCCCCTTGACTAGCTGTTCAAGGGCTCCGATCAGGGGCTTGACCAGGGGAGCTGCCCCGGCAAACAGCTTGTGCAGCTCCGGCTCGATCTGGTGCAGGAAGGGGACCAGCCCTTTGAGGGCGTCCATGATCGGCTTGATGAGCGGGCCGGCCGCTTCCTTAACGATCTTGAGAGCACTCTCCATCGTGCTCTTCAGTTCCTTGGTCAGCGGGTTGTTCTTGCCGCTGAACAGGGCCAGGGCACCAGCGCCGATGGTGCCGATGCCCGCGCCGAGCGCGCCCACGGTCGGCAGCGCGCCGAGCAGGGAGCCGCCAAGGCCCGCGATGCCGGTCACCTTGGCACCGAGCCCGAGGATGCCCGGCCCGATACCGCCAGCCGTCCCGCTCAGCAGCCGCCCGGCACCGATGCCCCCGCCGCCTGAGCCGCCCTGGCCGGAGACGATGACCTGCTGCTTCAGGACACGCCCCAGCAGGCCCTGGTTGGCCGCCTGGCTGGCGGAAGGAGCCCCGGAGATCTGGCTGGTGCTGAAGAGGCTGTTCAGGCTGCCCAGGATGCTCCCAGACCCGCTCTTCATCCTCTGGGAAGCGTCCTGGCTGATCTGCCGGTCAAGCTGCTGGAACATCTGCCGGGCATGGGACAGGCTGGCCTGGTCGAGCACGGCCCTGAACTTCAGCGTCCGGGGCTCGCGCTCGAACTTCCTGGCCTTGGTGTCCAGGTCGTGCAGGTCGCGGTCAAACTGCGCCTGGTCGATGGAGGCGCGGGCGACGATGGCACCAGCATCAAATGCCACCGCTCACCCGCCTCCCTGCCGCCTGGCCCGGTCGGCTTCCAGCTCGCGCCGCATCTGGGCCAGGTCGATCACGTCTGTCCCAGCATCCACGTTGGCCCTCACGGTGGGCTCGAAGCCACGCGGCATGTCGCCGTCATCCTCGAACTTCAGCGGCACCTCTTCATCGTCTTCCAGGCCCTCCAGCAGGGCGCGCTGGTCGTGCCAGGAGATCGTGTCCCAGACGTCGGGGGTGAAGCGGAAATACTTGGCGACGATGTAGAGGATTACCCGCCGGCTGCGCGAGGCAGAGTGCTCACTGGCCTCATCCCAGCGGCGGGCGCGGCTTCCGGGTTGATCACCTCGTTCTGGACCCACTCATAGAACGCGCCGCGCACCCGGAGCGGGAGCTGGAGAAGCTGCTCCTTGCTGGGCACCCCGCTGCACAGATCGGCGTACATGCCGGCCATCGTCTCGAACATCTCGACCACGGCGTCACCAGAGAGCTGGTCGAGCGCATCCATCAGCGCGTTCGGGTCGCTCTCGTCCGCGTTGTCCAGGCCCTCCAGCCCGGCCGCCTTGGCCTGCTTGAACAGGCCCTTGATGCCGTCCATGAAGTCCGCGATCTGCCGGTCAGACGGCTCTTTGAGCCGCCCGCCGACGTCGATGTAGGGCTTCAGGGTGTAGTCGAGCGGGCTGACTGCCTTCCCTGCGTCAAAACCTGCCATCCGGGGATCTCCTGACTAGCTCGTGGCGATTGCCGTGAGGTCGGTCCAGGTGATCTGGCTGAATGCGCAGATCGCGCCGAGCGTCAGCGGGTAGAGCCTCTGCTGCGCGGCACGGCGGTAAGCGGTCTGCACCTGGCCAGCCGAGATCACCTGCGGGATGCTCAGGACCCTAGCGAAGCCGAGCTGGTTCTTCCCGACAATGGCGCAGGCCATCGACTGGAAGTTGGTGCTCAGCGTCAGCACGCTCTTGCCAGGCTGGCCAGCGCCAGCCGGGGTGGTGGCGATGGTGCCGCCGTTGCCCCAGGCCAGGTTGACGTTGCCCAGGGTCTCTTCAGACATCGAGCAGGTCACCTGGAGATCGGCGGTGTTGACAGCCACGGCCACGGGGGTGGGCTGTTCCTCGATCGTCAGGTTCTGGGTGCTCGGGTTGAAGGTGACCGTGACGCCCGCCTCGGTCGCGCCCACGTAGGCCCAGCCCAGGCCGGTCCACGCGGTGCCAACGCCCAGGTTCTGGTCCGAGGGGACGGCGGTGCCGACCACGGCGGTGAACAGGATGCCCGTCCCGTACAGGACGTTCTGGGTGTTGTAGTTCGGCGGGGTGTAAACAAGTGGCGGCCCGGCCATGTCAGCTCTCCTGGTCTTCCTGCGTGAGGTTCACGCCCGCCTCGGCCGCCGCCGATTGCAGGCTGCCAGCCAGGTGACTGGGCACGGTCTGGTAGTCGCGGCCGAGCGTGAAGCCGCCGAAGCTGAGCGAGTCGTGCGGCTCTTCCACCCGCATCCGCACCAGGGTCTTGTCCGACCCGGCCGCCGCACGCTGGGCCTTGGCCTGGAGCCGGGACAGCTCGCGCTCTTCCTCGGCAGTCAGGCGCTCATCGTTGACGCCCTCGGTCTCGCCGGGCGCGGTCGGGGTGCCGTCCGTGTTCTCCGGTGCCTTGGTCCCGGGCGGGCCTGATGCCTGCCGGGCCTGGTCCAGGATGTTGGGCGCTTCCACCGGAGGGCGGACGGTCTCGGCCGGGTCGGTCGGGCCAACCGTGCCAGGACCGCCAGGGCCGGCCGGTCCGGGGCCTGTTCCTGCTGCCATATCTGAAGATCCTTTCACGGCTGGACGGGAATGAGCTGGTAGGCGCGCACCACGAGAGTGGTAATCGTGGTGAAGTCGATCAGGACGCAGCCCACGTCAGCGGCTACCGCCACCTGCGAGTTGATTGCCCCGGGCCAGGTGTTCCCGGCTTGCTGGATGTTGTAGGTGGCGGGGGACCACGGCCCCAGCCAGCCGGAGTTGCTGGCGGCCAGGGACTGCTGCTCGGTGGTGGCCGGCGCGAATGTCCCGGTGTTGCCCACCGGGTCACCGATCAGTACCTGGGTGACGCCAGGGGCAGAAGCCCCGGCAGCCCAGAACAGCATCACCTGGCCGTTGTTCGGGACGCGGATGCCCTGGGTGGTGCCCCACGCGGTGATCGAGCTGGGGCTGCCCAGGTCGTAGCCAGGAGTAGACGCCAGCGGGAACACGCCGGTCAGTGGCGTGCTGTTGAAGGGAATTGGCTGCAATGTCACCCGGGCGCTGGGCAGGGCCATCTTAAACTCCTGTCACGATGATGTAACTGCACGCGAACTCGAAGCGGCGGTCACGCGGATCGAAGGGAAGCGGGGTCGGCCCGTTGCTCTCCCGGTGGACATGACTGATCGTGACACCATCCACCGCTGCGGGGAATGAGGCGCGCAGGATGAGGGTGTCAAGGAGCTGGGCCGCCTGCTCCGGGGCAAATGGATCGTCGCTGGTCCCGCGCACCCGGGCCTGGAACACGCTGGCGTCGGTGGCCGGTTCCTCGGTGGTGTAGCCCGGCCCGCCGCCGCCCGTGATGAACAGGGCACGATCTGGCGCGGTCAGGATCTCCTGGCCCGGATAGACAGGGAAGCCGACTTCCTGCCGGTCATCCCAGCCAAGGCCGGTGATCCAGTCGATGATCACCTGGGTCTGCGCGGGCGCGGGCATCAGCGGCCTCCCAGGTGCGGCGGCGGCTTCTGGTTGTGCATCACATGCCACCAGATGAAGCCGATGATCTCGGGCGGCAGCTTGCGCAGCCGGGCCTTGATCCGCAGCTCGCCCGCAGTCAGGCGGTGCTGGCGCGGCGCGCGGTCGTAGATGATGCGGGCACCCAGCCGCACCGTGGGATGGCCGGACCGCCGCAGGTCATCGAACTCAACCGGGGCGTGCGTGGCCACGCCGCCATCCTCCGCGAGGTCTTCCATCCAGTTCCGCATCGCCCGGTGGCCGCCGTCATCCAGGAAGTCAGCCGCGATCTCGGACACCCAGCGCCGCGTCCCGGCGTACAGCGGCTCGATCAGGTACCGGGCCTGGCCGCCGCGCGGATGGTGCAGGTCCAGGCGCTCATGCTGGTAGTGGGCGTAGACCTGATCCACTTCGACCTGGCCTTCCAGCTTGCCCTGATCGCAGCCGGTCTTGGTCCGCAGCTCTTCGAGCCGGTCATGGAAGAGGGCGGTCATGGCGACTCCACCCCGGAGTTGAAGCCTTCCCATCCGTTGGCAAGTCCCAGCTCAGATGGCGTGTCGGCGTCCAGCTTGCCATCGTAGGGATTGACGATGACGTTCGAGTCCGCGTTACGGAAGATGCCAGGGATGCGGTTGATGACGTGGCCGCCCTCATTGCCGACCCCGCCGTAGGTGCCGGGGTCCGGGCGCAGCGTGCCGTCGCGGAAGCCCTTCAGCACGTCCATCGCGTTCTGGTACGCCAGCCAGACCGGGTGCTGGGCGTCCATCGTCTTGTGCTTCAGGTAGGTCTTGGTGGCCCAGAACGCACCGAGGTCGAGCGCGAGATCGTGGAAGATGTCCGGTGGCGTGGAGGCTGCCGAGCTGCCATCGAAGACGCCGCCCGCGTAGATCGAGATCCGGTTGCTGGCCGCCTGGAGGGCCAGGGTCAGTTGCTCATCGGAGAGTGTCGCGGCCGTGCCGGTGCCTGCGTCGGTGCCATCGAGCACCTGGCGCAGATCATCGGTCGTTGCGTACAGCGTTGACGTCAATTACTCTCCGCTGCTCCTAGTCCTGTCTCGCCGCCCACCGCGTGCGGCGTCTCGGGCAGGTCGGTCAGCTCGTTATCCCCGGCCTGTGCGTTCTCTTGTGCATAACCCTCGAAGTCCTCATCGAGTGGGTCAGTCCAGGTCCAGGTGGGCGCGGCCGAGTACGTGATCGAGATGGACGCACCGGGCGGCAGCGGGTAGTTCCCCGCCGTGGTACCGATCTGGTTGCCGTTGACAACCACGCTGGTCAGGGTGCCACCGGCGATGTTCACCGCGACCTGCTGGCCGGTCTGGTTGACGACGGCCGTGGTGCTGGCCGGCATCGCGGGGGTGGTGACTGCCATGTCCTGCTCCCTAGTTGCTGATGCCTGCGTGGCCCACGTCATCGGAGCCGTCCACGAACGCCCGCAGGTTGCCCCCGGCCGCCTGGATCGCGGCGTAGAGCTGCTGCGGAGGGGTCGCCGGGACGGCTGGCGTGCCGCCGTCACAGAAGATCACGGTGCCCTCGATGAACTGGATGGTCTCGCCGTCAGCCCACTGGATCGGCGGGCCGGACGCTCCCACCCAGCTCTCAGTGCCGAAGCTGCCGCCTGTCCCCGTGCCAGCCGGGACCAGGACGGTGGTGCCGATGACGAACCGCGAGAGGGCCATCAGAAGCCCCAGCCGCCCGGGTTGGGTATCTGCTGCTCACCCACGCCTGAAATCGCGGGAGAAGCCGTCACAAGGCCGACCGCGACCCCTGAGCTGTGCGCCTTGGCCGCACCCGTGATGGGCAGGCTGGTGCCGGTCGGCGGCCCGTTGACAGTTACCACCTCGGCATTGGCCGCCGTGTCGATCAGCAGGTTCTGGCCCAGGGCGAAGTTCGTGCCACCGGATGCCAGCGGGATGGCCAGCCCGCCCAGCGAGATCGTGCCGGAGGTCAGCGGCAGTGCCCAGGTCCAGGTGGGAGCCACGCTGTAGGTGATCGAGATGGTGCCGCCGACCGGGACCAGGTAGGTCCCCGCCGTGGTGCCGACCTGGACGCTGTTGACGAATACGAAGGTCAGGGTGCCGCCCGAGATCACCACCGAGACCACGGTGCCGGTGTTGTTGGTCACCGCGACCGTGGACAGCGGCACGCCGGGAGCCGCCACGGCGGGTGTCCCCAGCGTGAACAGCCACTCGCAGCCCGCGCATCGGTACTGCGTCCCGTTGGTGGTGATGAACAGCCTGCGCAGCTTGCAGCGCGGGCAGCTCAGCGCCACCTCAACCGGGATGACGGCAGCCGGCATGGCTCAGCCCTTTCTATACACCGATCCTGGTACCGGGCGGCAGGTCCAGCGCATCGCCGTCGCTGCTCTCCGATCCGGCCTGCGGGTCGCCCATCTCGGGAACCTGCCGCTCGATGATCTGCGAGCTGCCAGCCGGGTCGGGGCGTGCCCCGGTCCAGCCTGGCGGCGGCTTCTGCACCGGCACCATCAGGCGGCCCGAGAGCGACCGCCCGGTGAGCACCGGCATGGGCTTGCTGCCTTCCTTGGCCGGCCGGATGACGGGCACCCGGTGGTTGCGCTGAAGGTTCTCAGCCTGCTCGGCGGTCAGCTCGACCGTCTCGCCCCTGGGCACCAGGAACGTGCGCTTCTCTTCCCCCGCCACCGGCATCGGTATCGAGAGGTTGGTGAGCGCCTGGTACTTCGCCATGCGGTCTCCCTACAGGCCGGACAGCAGGCAGATCGCCAGGGGCTGGTCAAGGCCGATGGCTGATGCCCGCTGCGTGTCGGAACGCCAGGTCTTCCTGGGCTCGTCACGGTACAGCGGCCCTGCGATGAACGGCAGCTCGTCCGCGTAGAAGCCCGCCCGGTTGCGCTGCATGACGATCGCGTTCCCGGCCGGCACCTGGCGCGAGACCAGGACGTCCAGGTTGAAGATCTTCTGCGGCAGCGTGCCGGTGTAGAGCAGGTTCTCGCTGGCGATGTCACCGATGTACGGCGCGGCGAACGTGCTGCTCTGGAGCAGCGTGTTCTTGGTCGCGTGGTTGATGATGAGGGTGTCCGCCTCGAAGCCCAGCCACTGCGTCACGCCGGAGGGCGAGACGATGTTGGCGTTCTCGACCAGGAAGCACGCCTGGGCGATGTCCGCGCGGATGGTCGCGGCGGCCGATGCCCAGGTATTGCTGACGGCCAGGGTCTGGATGGAGGCATTCGCCACCACCGCCGAGTAGAAGGCGGTGTTCCAGGAGTAGACCATCGTGTTCTTGACCTGGAGCAACTGCCGGGTCACCGGGTCGATGGTCTGGCGGCGGCGCATCTCGTCCGAGACCATGATCGCCATCGCGCGCTCGTGGCTGAAGACCACGCGCGGGATGCCGATGGAGGTCGGCACGATCGGCACTTCACCGAACTCAGGCCGGATCTCGGGGAAGTCGTCCGCGTACATCGGGGTGGACTCCGAGTAGCGCACCGCGCCGCTCGGTGCAGCCCCGCCGTTGCGCAGCACCGAGTCCACGATGAACTCGTTCTGCGTCATGTCCAGGATGAGCGCCGGGATAACCAGCGGGTCCTTCAGCAGTTCAGAGACGACGATCCGGGGACCATCGCTGAAACCGCGTGCGGCAACAGGCATTTGTCAGCTCCTTATCAGAAGATCCGGGCGCGGCCCAGGTAGAAGGTGGAAGCGCCGGCCCCGCCGATCTGCTGGGTGAGCTGGGCGGAAGCGACACCACCCGGGTTGGTGCAGCGGCCCACGATCTGGCTGTAGGTGGTACCGGAGAACGGGCCGACCGTCCCGTTCGCGGTCGTGGCCAGGAGCTGGCCGGGGGTGACCTGGGCCGAGTACCAGACCCAGATGTCCACCCCGCCGAAGTAGACGGGGATGTAGTCCGGCAGCACCGAGATGTCAATCTGCGGCTGGCCGTAGGTGTTCGCGGCCCCGGTCTGGGTAGCGAGAACGTTGCCGTCATCGCCGGAAACGCCCAGGCAGACCAGCGAGTTTGCGATGGCTGGCTTCACCGTCAGGTCAGTGGTGCCTGCGGTCTGGGTGGTGTACTCGACAAGCTGCCCGCCGAAGATCAGAGCGCTGACCTGACAGTTCTGCGGACCCATCTTGTAGTGCGGCAGCACTGCTGACATGGGCTAACCCTTCTTCCTAGTTGCCGTTGGAGACGCCGGCAGACTCCCCGGCAATGTCGCGGGCTCCGGTTGCGCGGACTGTGCCGCCCGCCGTGGTCACCGCAGTGACTTCAGATGCGGACAGCTCGACCACCTGGCCAGCCGTGAGCGTGCGGGACGGCGCGAGGTAGCCGGACCCCGCAATCGTCACGGTCTTGGTGATCACCTGGCGGGACATCGCTCAGAACGCCCCCGTCTGGGTGCGGAAGCGGGCCACGATGTCATCCCGGGCCGTGGCCGCTCCCTGATCCTCCGGCGCGTCCATCGGGCTGCCCAGCTCGACGTCCGTCTCCCCCATGAGCCGCCCCAGCTTGCCGACTTCCTCCAGCACCTTGCGCATGACCTGGCCGCCGTCCGCGCTGGAGCCGTTGGCCAGGTCCACGGTGTGCCCAGCGCCCTCCAGGAAGGGCCGGGCCAGCTCGGTGATGTACGGCGGGATGCCGATCTTCGCCAGCCGCACCTTCTCGGCCTCGAAGCGCTGGGCATCCAGCTCGTTGGTCACCACGCGGAGCTGCCGGGCGGTCTCTTCCGCCTGGACGTTGGCCATCTCGATGGCCATCCGGTCAGTGTTCGAGAGGGCCGTGGGAGCGCCCGCGCCGACCGGCTCGGCCTCGGTCTCGTCATCGAGCAGGCCCAGTGCGTCCAGCTCGGCGGCGGCGGCCTCCAGCTCGGCCAGCTCTTCTGCGGTGAGCTGGTCATCGCCGGCCGCAGGGGTCGTGGTGCCAGTCCCGGTCCCGGTGCCTGCGGCGGGTGCCGCAGCCGGTGCGGTGAGCTGGGCGACGATCTTGTCCCACTGGTCAGAGGGGACTTCGAGCAGCTTGGCCAGCCTGGCCTGGCGCTCCTGGTCGGTCAGTGGCATGGCTTCTGTTCCTTCCTGCTGGCCGGCGAACGTCGCCCCGGTCAGGTCGATGATCGTCTCGGGCTGGTTGGACGCCTCGATGGCCTCCCACGCACCGAGCCCGGGAATCCGGGGGTCGAGCGTGCCCAGGACGTGCTGGATGGCGGCAGGGTAGTGCTTGCCGTCTGACCGGGCGTAATCCTCCACAATCCGTGCGGAGACACCCAGGCGGGGGTTGGTCAGGAGCGTCTTCTCGCCCTCATCGGTCGGAGCCAGCGTGATGTAGAGACCGTCAGCAAGACTGTCAACAGAGATCACGTCGCCCCGGAACCGCTCCGGGTCGTTGGTATGGGTGTTGGCGTGGTCCGCGAGCTGGAAGGGCACCTGGTCATAGGCACCGGACTGGTACGCCGCAGCCAGGCCATCGTTGTATGACCTGGTGAAACTCAGCTTCCGGCCCTTGTAGTCGATGTCCCCTACGGGCAGCACCTTCTTGCGCCACAACCGCCCTCCGGGCTGCTGGGTCGCTGCGCCCCTGACGAACGGCGTCAGGACTGCGCTGGTCACTTGCTGCCTCCGAAGGACTGGGCACGGCGGGCAAACGCCAGGGCGCGGGCGGCCGGGAAGCCCTTGGCCTTCAGCTTCTTGTAGATCGCCACGCCCTTGGGGCTCAATCCTGCCGGACCATCGTCCGAGTCGCTGTCCGACGCGCCGGAGGTCACGGTACGCGGCCCATCGGTGCTCGATGTGCTAGGGGTGGCCAGCTTGATGGCCGGCACCCCGAACTGCTGCATCAGGTCGGTCTGCACGGCGGGCTGCGCGGCGGGCAGCGGGGGAGTGGATGGCCTGGTCAGCGCGGCGGTCGCGGTGCCGTTGTAGGCCGTGATCAGGTCGAGCAGCGTGGTGCGCTGATGATTGCGCGGGTCGGTCTTCTTCCCGCCGTCACCGACACCGACCCACTGGCCGGCGTCATCGCGGTACATCCTGCCGATCAGGCCACCGCCCTGCCGGTGCCTGATGATGGCCGCACCGTCGTCGCCACGGGCCACTACCACGTCAAACGGGGTGCGGACCGGCTGCCTGATTGCCATGTCGAGTGTCCTTCCGTGGTCAGCCGTCATCGTCTTGGCCCCGCCCGGCGCGGCCCAGCTCTGCGCCAGGGCCTTGGTCTTGCCGAACTTAGGTGCAGTCTTGCGCAGCAGCTTCGCCAGGGACGCGCGCCGCGCCGGGTCGGCCACCCGCCCTACTGCCTGCCGTGCCTTCTCCCACTGCGCCCCGCTGGTGACCGGGAAGCCCGGAGCCTGGCCGGGTCCGGCTGGCCTCAGCGCGTTCCCGGCCTTGTACGCAGCCTTCCGGCCAGCCGTGCTGGTGGGCGTGGCCATCTCGTTAGCCGTCTGCACGGTCCGGCTGCCTGCGATCAGCGCCTGGGTCCTGGTCACTGCGCCGGGGGTCCGGTTGAGCATCGCGGTCACCGCCTTGGCCGCATCAAGCTGCTTCATGCCCATCTTGGTCAGCTTCTGGACAGCAGCCACGGCGTTCTCCGGCCGGACGTTGCTGATGATGTCCGCCGCGCCCTTGGGCACCTTCATGCCGAGCTGCTGGCCGAGCTGGGCGTCTGCCATGCCGGAGACCGTGCCCGCGATGTCCCGCATCGCGGCGGCATTGTCCGGGTTCTGCGCCGCCCCGGCCAGCATGTCCCGGGCCATGCTGCCGGCAATGCCCTGCCACATCCCGCCCCGGCCACGGTGCTCCGTGCGCCAGGCGTCACGCCAGCCCAGCTCGATGCCCCCTGCCGGGTTTGCTGCCTGGATGGTGCTGGCACCAGCCAGCTCACCGCGCAGCTTCAGCTCGGCCTGGACGGCCCTGGCCATCACCGGGTCCTTGATCTGCCCGCTGTCGAACTTCGCCTTCAGCTTGAGCAGGGTAGGCGTCTTGGCCTTGGCCGCAAACGCGGCGTGCGGGCCGGCCGTGAAGACGTTGGTCCGCCGCAGGTGCGCGGCTGCCGCGTTCCGGGCGTTCTGCTCACCGGGTAGCAGCGGAGCCCGCTGGGCGGTGTGCAGGCTGGCTGAGTCCATCGTCTGCTTCATGGCCAGGCGGCTGGCTGGGCTGTTGGTTTCCCAGGGCGAGGTGTATGCCCTGGCCGCCTTCATGGCGTCAGCGTGCGATGTGCCCCGGGCGGTCTGCCGGACGTACTCCATCCGCTGGCCACGGCTCAGCGCCCGCACGTCAGCAGCCTTGCCCGCCCCCGCTGCGGCGGCATAGACCTTGTTGACCTTGGCCGCGAACGCACCGGAAGGGTCCTTGCCGATCAGCATCTGCGCCCTGGCCAGTGCGTCTCCCGGGCTCACGCCGTGGGTCTGCTGGTCGTTGTACTCACCGAGCTGGTCGGGGTTCAGCCTGCTCACGGCTGCGCTGTGCTGGGCGTAGGTCTTTCCGCCCCAGAGCCCTGACGCCCGCTGGCGCTGGCCAGCCCCGGCTTCCCATGCCCGCTCCGCACCATAGCTGGGCGTATGCGCCCAGCGGCCGTGGCTGTCCCGGGGCTGGGACGGGTCGAAATGCCCGCGCAGCTCGATGACGCTCACTCAGACTCCCGCTGCTCGGCCTGGTCAGTGACGTCCTGGGCTACTTCATCGGCGGTTTCCTCATCCATCCCGCCCTCGATGTAAGCCTGCTTCATGATGGCCTTGACCTGGGCCTTCTTCTCGTCAGACCACATCAGAGGCGCTTCTTCCACTCGGACAGGATCTGGATGCCAGGGCCGACCGCCGACGTGGCAAAGGCCACTAGGTCCGGCACGCCCAGCTTGGTCTCGGCATAGGCAGCGATCACGCCGGCCACCGCGACCGAGCCCTCAATGGCCGCCTTCTGCCTGGCCTTCTTCTTCTCTTCGCTGTTCTCTTCCTCGGCCAGCTTGGCGTTGTTGTCCTTGATCGACTGGGTGAGCATCGCCACATGACGCTTGGCCTGGGCATCCAGCCGGGCAGACGTGTCAGCTTCCAGCTTGGCGGCCTTGGCCTCCATCTGGGCCTGAAGCCTGTTGTGCTCGGCCTGGGACTCGGACAGATGCTGCTGGAATGCCCTGCTGTGCGCGGTGTTGTCCGGCTTGATCACGGAGTCTTCCGCAGCAGGTGAGCCGAGCTGCGGCATCACCGGATGGCGGGCGGCCACGGCCTGCTTCTTCGCCAGCCGGGCCTTGGCGCGGCGGGCCGTCTTGCTGGAGCCGGCCCGGTCCAGGCCAGCGCCGGGGGTGCCGACCCACTCGCCGCCCTTGCCGCGTGGCTCGTGCAGGTAGGCGGTTGCCCGGGACAGCTCGATCACGGTCATCTCTTCCACGATCGAGAGCACGATGGCGGCCTCGAAGGAATCAGCGCCAAGGGAGCGCAGGTCGCTGTAGAGCGCCGTCCGCTCACTCATTGGGCCTGCCCGGTGATCGTTTCCGTCATCTGATCGGAGATGGTACGCGCCTGGCCAGCCGTGACAAGGCGGTTGAGGCTCGTGCCGGCATCACAGATTTCGCGCTCAGCCTGGTTGTCAACAGCGGCCAGGGCCAGTGTCCGCATCTCCTGCTGCGCAATGACGCGGTACGCCGGGTCCTTGAATGCGCGGGCCAGGATCTTGGCCGCCGCCTCGCCCTGCGGGGTCATGACCGGCCCGCCAGCATCTTCTCCCGTTCCTGCATGACGTGGGCCAGCGCCTTCTTCGCGTTGCCGAAGGCCACGCCCGCGTCCGGCTTGCCGAACTCGCCACCGCCCCAGCCCTCCAGAATGTTCTCTTCCACGCTCTCCCAGTCTTCATCGGTCATCAGGCCCGGGGTGTGCGTGTAGTCGTGGCCCTCATCCTCCGTGCCGCCCGGGACCGGCCTGACCTTGCTGGCCCGCGCGATCTGCTCGGCCATGACGTGGATCTTGTCCCGTGGGCCTTCCCGGTTGATCTCATCAGACAGCTCGGTCATCCGGGCGGCTGTCTTCTGGCCCTCGGCCGCCGCGATCTGCTCGACCCAGCGCTGCGCCTCGGCCGTGGCCTCCGCGTAGTGCCCCCACTGGCCCTGCCTGATGCGCTCCGGGGTGGCCTGCCGCCTGGCGTACTCGGCCATTGAGTCGTGCCGGGTGCTCACGCCATAGTCATCAGCCACGCTGTGCAGGGCCTTCTGGAGCTGCCGGAGCTGGACCTTGACTTCTACATCACTTGCACTCTGGAAAGCGTTGTCCACCATGCTGATCGCGGTGTCCAGGTCGCCCTTCTCGGCGGCGGTGCTGGCGTGGTCCAGCCGGTTGAGCACCAGCGGCGTGTCCGCTTCCAGGCTGTGCGCCTCGGTGAACGCCTCGCGGAGCGCCTTGCGGTCGGACAGGGACAGCTTCACCCGGGTACCCGGGTCCATGCTCATGATGTGGGTGGGCCGGTCACCGATGCCCATCGCGCTGAAGAACTCAGCCGCGTGCTGGGTGGTGCCGAGCTGCGTGAAGCCTTCTTCGATCGCTGCGGTGCGCGGGTCCTGGTAAGCGTCGGCCTGCTGGAAGTAGGTGCCGTGGCTGACTACGCCGTGGGTCAGCTCGTGCAGCGTCACCACAAAGGCGTCAGGGTCGCGGACCGGCCCGGTGCCAGCCCGGTCCGCGATCATGCTCTTGGCCACGCTGTCCCGCAGGGTCATGCCCCCGGTCCAGCTCATCTCGCCCAGCATGTCCGGCCGGTCTTCCTGGCTGACCAGCGCGACCTGGCCGTTCCACTTTTCGGGTCCGCCGTAGATCTTCCCGACCTCGGGCGCGGCCTGCTGGACGAACGCCTTGGCCGCCAGTTTTAGCTGGCCTGCCTTGTCTGGCGGCGGCCCGTTTGGATGGTAAACGCCGCCCTCGCGGGCTGCCACGATGGCGCTGGCCAGGGCATCGTACCTGTCCGCGTCAGCATGGTCACCGTGACTGTGAGCCAGCCGGGAGGCCAGCCGCAGCTCCTTCCACGCCTGATTCAGGTCCGGCTTGTCATCGGGCCAGCTCCCCTTGGCCTCATGGAGCGTGTCGCCCACCCGGTCCAGGGCCTGGGAGACATCGGTGTGCTTTGCTGCCCGTGATTCAGCGTCAACGCGCGCCGCGATCTGGCTCAGCGCGATCGGGTTGCTGTTCTGCCGGACGCCCTCGGTCAGTTGCCCGGTGATGCCCGTACCCCGGACCCACTCGCCGTGAGGGCCGCGCAGCTCGGTCCGCCACGCATCCCGCCAGCCTCCGGCCAGCTCGATCTGCTCGCTGATGGTCACAGTTGCGCTCGCAGGGCCATGATCTGGCCCCGCAGCGCTGCCACCCTGGCGTGAATCGTCTGCGGGCTCAGGGTCTTCTTCCTGGGCGTGCCCTTCTTCGCCGGGGTGCTGCTCTTGCTCTTGGCGGCGGTGCTCGATGACTTCGAGCTGGCGGCCTTGGAGCTGCTGGCCTTGCCGCTCTTCGAGCTTGACGACTTCTTGGGGAGCTGGGCCAGCAGGGCGTGGATCTCGGCCCGCAGGCTGGCGATCTTCTGCATGATCTGGGCGCGGCGCTGCGGGCTCGGATGATTGCCGCCGTGCGCGCCGTGGTGCATCTTCTTCCCGGCCTGGCCTTGGCCGCCCGAGCCGAACCGGCCGCCGCCCACCTGGCCCTTGGGCACGCGGGCCTCGTTCTGCCAGTTGGATGACTGCGGCCGTCCGCCGCCGCCCTTCTGGCCCGCGCCGGACCGGCCGCCAGACGGTGCCGTGGCTGCCAGCTCTATCGCCAGCTCCAGCGCCCTCATCTCGGTGGCTGCCTGGATGGTGGAGTACCCGCCCGCTGGCTGGGTCTGGTAGAAGTTCTGCCTGCTGGGAATGGGGCCGGTCACGCCCTTGGGCACGGCCGCGAAGCTGCGCCGGACCGCCCTGACGTCGGACTGGGCCTGCGGGCTGACGTGCCGTGCCGCCCAGTCGGCCGAGTCGAGCGCCCGGTTCGCCAGGTCCATCTGCCGCATCGCCATGAACCGCGCCGCCGCGTGCATCGACGTGCTCAGGACGTCGGCACCCGGCCCGGTGTTGGGCGTGGCCAGGTCCCCGATGCCCTTGTACTTGTCCCCGACCCCCATCACCGCGCGGATGTGGGCGAAGCTGCCCGGCTGCCCCTGGTAGCTGAACGCCAGCTTGCCGGTGTCGCTCCCGATGTGCGTCCACTCGCCGTGGGCATTGCGCAGCTCGCCAGGATGGAACGCCAGCTCTATCTGGGCGATGACGGTGCTGGCATGAGCGTGGGCCTTGGCCCGGTCAGCTTCCCACTCGGCATTGGTCTTGGCGCTCGCAGCGCGCACCTCGGGGCTGGTGTTCTTGCCCTTCTCCCATCGGCTGGTGGCCGCCTTGGCGATGGCGATGGCCTGGCTCAGCGTCTTGGCCCGGCCGGTCCGCAGCAGCGCGTGCGCGATGTTCTGGATGTAGGCAGGCAGCTCCAGGCCCTGGTCATGCCAGAGGCCAGGGCCGCCCGGCTTTCCGAAGGGCCGGTGAATGGAGGACAGCGCCCCGGTCTGCGCAGACAGCTCGATGGCTTCCTGCCACCTGTCAGCCAGCTCTATGGCGGTCAGGTAGCAGGCTGCAAGCTGGGCCTTGGTCTTAGGCCCGCCAGCCGGAGCGGTTACGGCTGGCGGGGTCTTCTGGGCCGCAGCGGGCGGCGCTGAGCGCTGTGCTGGCACGGCGGGCTTCCCTGGTGCCTTGGCTGCCGGGGCCTGCCCGGATGCTGGTGGTGCGCCGGGAGCCGGGGCTGCGCCTGGCACCACGAACGCCTTGGGCGGGGCATACTCACCGCTCTGGTCGGCGCGGGCCAGCGCACCGGATTCCTTCTCTACCCGGGCACGGTCTTCCAGCTCCTGGAGATCCTTCACCATCAGCAGGTGCCGGTTGATCTGGTCCATGCCCATCTTGGCCGCTGTGTGGTGGAGATCATCCTTCACGCCGTGGCGCAGCAGTGACAGCGGCGTCAGGGTGTGCATCGCGGCGGTGATGTGGCGGGCCGCGCCCTGGCTGTTGTTCTGGTCGAGCGCCCTGGCCGCGTCCCGCAGGTGCAGGTGCGTGGTCAGGTGCGGCTGCTCCTTCTCGATCTGGTTGGCCTGGGTGCGCAGCCTCCCGGCGATGTCCGAGCGCCGGCTGCCGGTGGCGATCATGCTGGCCTCCCTGGCCCTGTGCCCGGCCGCCAGCGGGTGCGGATCGCTGGCGGCCGGGACGTTCTAGCTGGCTGCCGGGGCCAGGCCCGCCAGGTTCTGAACCGCCGTGTCGAGCGCGGCCGTGGTGCCAGCCGCCGACTGTGCCAGGCCGTCCAGCGCGGTCAGGTCCAGCGAGGGGTTGGCCTGCTGGAGACTGGCGATCTCCTGGGCGATCTGGGTCTGGGTCTGGCCGAGGGCCGTGGTCTGGCCCGCGACGTCGGACAGAGCCTGCGCCAGAAGCTGCTCGTCCTGGTTGAGGTCGTCCTGCTGGCTCATGATCTTCTCCGTGTTCTTGAGGATCTGGATCAGGATGCGCCGGTTATCCCAGTAGTCGGACTCCATTGGCTGCTCCTGCCTGGGCCGGGGTAGCCCATCACGCGGTTATCTTCGCACTGGTCACTGTGTTTTGCACGGATCACCCACCAGGCCGCCACGCCGGGATGGTCTTGGCCCCGTCGATCGGCGGTCCCGGGTAGCAGCGGCAGTGCGGGTGGACCATGCCCGGGTAGCCCAGCCAGGGCATGACGTCGGCCCGGTAGTTCGAGCCGTCCGCTGCCCGGCATTCGGCGCTGGTGCTGCGGTCCATCACCGCGTTCCAGCTCAGCAGCGTGCCGTACAGCATCGCCGCCGAGTCTGTCCGGGCCGCCGCGTCCATCCGGTTCCACCCGGCCTGGAGGTGCTGGCCGTAGTACCGGCGCTCGCGGACCAGCGCCGTGGCGATGGCCTCGCGCACGCTGCCCCGGGTCGAGATGGCCTGCTGGATGTCTGAGTTGACGCGCCGGGCTGCGGCCACCAGGAACTGGGCACGGCGCACGACGTTCAGGTTCGAGACCGTCATGGTGGCGCTGCCCATCGCGCCCTGCCGGTCGGGCGGCATCCCCATCACCACGGCCACGGCGATCCGCAGCGCGGCGGGCCGGATCGAATATCGCTTGAATATCAGGATCAGGCCAGCCGTGGCATCAGCGACCGTGACCGCGTTAGCCAGCACGCCAGCCGCGACCACGGCCATCTCCGTGTCCTGCTGGGCCGGGGTCTGCTGCGGCGGTGCCTGGGCGGTCACGCCATCTGCCCGGGTGGCGGCACCATCGGCGGCTTGGCTGGCGGCCTTGGCGGGCCGCCGCCATTGGGCGTGACTGCTGGCAGCGAGGTGGTCTTGCTGGGCGCGTTCGGCAGCGGGTTCTGGCCGGCCTGGGCGCGCTGCATCATGCCAGCCGCAGCCCCGGCCATCCCGTTCAGCGCCCCGATCGAGTTAGCCGCGTTGGGCGGCATCCCCGGTGGCGCGCTGGCCTGTAGCTGCTCGGCACGTTGCTGGGCGGTGCTGACCAGCGCCTCATGCACCTGGTCCACATCGAGCTGGAGGATGGTGGCCATCCGCTCGGTGATCAGGTCGAACACAGGCAGCGGGACGTGCAGCACGGGCGCGGCGCTCATCTGGCCGAACAGCGTCAGCAGCGCCTGAATCTGCTCATCCTGGAGCGGGCCGAACTTCCAGCGCGGGAACGCCGCCCTCGGGCCGAAGTTGACCGCGACTAGCGGGGTGAGCACATCCTGGGTGATCGAGCTGGCGATCTCCTTGGCGACGCCCTGGCGGCTCTTGAGATAGAAGCTGCTCTGGTCCTGGCTCAGGGCGTAGCTGCCCTTGCCCCCGGTTGCGGAGCCGGTCAGCGCCATAAATCCGGCCAGCACCGAGTGGGTCTGCCAGCCCTCCAGGAAGCCGAGCGCGTCCAGGAAGAACTTGCCCGCGTCCCCGCTGTTCTCGATGACGTCGAATGCCTTCTGGCCCGCCTCGGGATGAGTGATGCCGACCACGCCGCTGCTCTTCAGCGCCGCGATGTCATCGGCGCGGGTGTTCGCCTCTGGCTGGTCGTTGCCGTAGACAATCACCCTGGGCAGGGCCTGGTTCTCCAGGAAGTGGTACCAGAGATAAAGGATCTTCATCTTGGTCTGGTAGCACCAGTAGGCAACGTCCATTTCTGAGACACCCGTCAGCGGCTCCCTGTGCTTGCCGTGGGTGTAGATGTAGCTGCGGACCTTGGGGATGTCCACGTAGCCGGGCACCTTCTGCGTGCTCAGCGTCTTGAGATTCCCGCCGAACAGCCAGACCTGCTGGCGGAAGCCGTTCGGCACGCCGCCCCGGTCGGTGTACTTCGCCTGGCAGGTCGCGGGCGGCCTGAACGCCAGCTTGTCGTAGATCACCGCGCCGTCATCCTCGCGGATCTTCCAGACCTTCTCGAAGAAGGCGCGGCGGTAGACCTGGGCTGAGGTGATCTGGCCGACCAGCTCACTGACCGGGGTCTGCATCCCGCCGAAGGCGTCCGGCGTCATGATCACCGAGTGGGCCAGCTCCGCTTCGCCCTGGTCGCCCTTGGCCGGCTCGATGGTGTAGTCAGCCTCACGGATCGGCAGGGTCAGCACGGACTCGATGGCCTGGCAGATGCCGTCGCGGCGGAACATCCCCTTCATGTCACGGCTGGTCCACTCGCCGTAATCGAAGACATCCCCATCGCCAAAGTAGGCGAAGAGCCGGTTGGACATGTCGAACTGGGTGCCCAGCTCCTTGCCCAGGATCTCGCGCCTGGTGGCAGGCTTCAGGTCGGGGAACGCCAGAACCTGGGCAGTTTGCGGGTCGCGGGCAGCCATGACCGCAGGATAGAGCAGCAAGAGCGCGCCTCATAGCGAGACGCGCCCTGCTGGTGTACCCTCGCCCGCCTTCAGCCAGGCACTCCACCTGGCTGGAATCCAGTGGCCAGCTTCAGGCCGTAGAACCTGTCAGCCTGGATCTGGCTGCGGGCCTTCCTGGTCATGGCCCCCGGCTGCCCGCTATGACTGCTGCTGGCGATCCTGACACCGGGATGAGCAGCAGCGTATGCCGCCTTCACTTCCGGGGTGATGTGCTTGTTTGAGGGGACGGTAAGGCCCTGTTCCTTTGCCCAGGCCCTGATGGCCGCAGGCCCTCCCGGCTTGTGGTCGTTGCCCTTGGACAGGTAGACCGTCCCGTCTCGCAGGCTGAATGAAAACGGCTCGACTACATCGCCTGACTCGAAGCTGGCCAGCCGATAGGCCGCCACGGGGGGAAGAGGGTACCTGTACCTGTACCCGTTGAGCGTGAACCGGACGTGCTGGAGATCCACCATGATCCTGGTGGCTCCAGGGATAGCCTCAGCAACCGCATTCCTGATCATGCAAGCCTGGCTGTCACCCCGATGACTCCGGCTGATAATCGCCAAGGTCACCATAATGCGGTTGATACGCCTGGCACGGACTTCCACCTTCTTGGTCGATGCGCTCATTTTGTGGCAGACTTCATGCTGATAGCCCTTCTTGTTCTGGTACCTCAACAACACCAGAATGTAGGGCTATCTCTATGTTTTCGCAAGTCAGAGGGTGGCTGGAGCAGGCCGGACCGGACCGTGGTAACACGTATCAGACGGCATCAGGCGGCATCAGACGGTGCCGGATGTGTACTGGGTGACCTTATATGTCGCTGGTTTCCGCCAATGTACGTAACTAAATTGTTATCTCCAGGACCGGATGTTGCCGTGCTTGCCAGCCGGGACAGCCTCATCTTCCTGGCCACGCGGGGCAAAGTCATCAAGATCCCAAGCCTTGTCAGCGTCAGAATAGACACCGTTGTGCGCCTGGGCCAGCCGCCGCCCCGCCCTGGATGGCGGCCGTCCGCCGACCGCCTCCAGCTCGGCCTTGGCTGCCCATTGCCGCACGCCGCCCTTGGGCGGCTTGCCGAACGTCTTCTTCAGCCACGGCGTGGCCGCCCACACTAGCGAGTCGAGCCGGTCCGGGCTCCGCTCGCCAGCCGCACCCGTGAACGTGGCCATCTGGTCTTCCAGCTCGGGCAGGTTGGTGTCGGGCACCAGGTGACCGGCCTTGTGGATCTTGTCCTTGCAATCGCACGGCCGCCGCGTCATCCGCTGGCAGTGCCGCACGATGTCCCGCTCATACAGCGCGGAGACGGGCTCGGCGCGGGTCCGCTTGGCCTGGCTGGCGTGGATCATGCGCAGCGGCGGGCGGCCCTCCTTAAACAGCCCTTCCTCCTGCATGTCCTTCATGACCTGCACGAACGTGGCCTTCAGCCACTCACCGCCGTGGTTCTTCTCCACCACGATGGCCGCATTCCAGGCCAGCGCCCGCTTGATCACCAGCCGGGCGAACTGGGCCGGGGCCATCTGCCCGCCCCAGCTCTCCGCGACGTAGATCTTCCCGTCATCCACCAGGCCCTCACCGATCACGGTGTATGCCTGCTCATCGCTGGTCTCGTTGCCGTCCGAGGGGTCCACCCCGATGACGCAGTTGCGCAGGTACGGCGGGCCGCCTTCCTCGCCCACGTCGGGCACCTGGATGCCCTCCAGCAGGTCGCGGGTCCAGAGCGCGTTGGCCACATCGTCCAGCAGCTCGCCCTCCAGCTCCTGGCGCTCCAGCCTGGTGCCCTCGGCCGCGCCGACCACGGCCGCCAGGAACGCATCGGACAGGTTGGCCGCGTTGTCGATGGTGCGCAGCTTGGTGATCACCACGCCGCCATGCTGCTTGTCGTTCTTGATCAGGGACCTGATCAGCTTGCGGGCCGGGCGACTGGCCTTGGGCGTGGCCGTGGCGATGATCCTGGAGATGCCCATGCGGACCGCGTACCTGATCGACTCGTTCCAGGCTGTCTCCCAGTTCAGCCAGAGCCCGATCTCGTCGCACCAGATGCCCTTGAGGTTGCGGCCCTGGATGCGCAGCCCGCCCTCGGCCGCACTGTCGATGTAGACCACCAGGCCGCTGTGCAGGATCACCTGGCCGTAGGTCCGCCAGGCGTTCTTCACCGTCCGGCTGGTGTGCGCCTTCACTTCCTTCATCGACGTGCCCAGCGCCCGCAGCAGCCCGCTCTCACCCTCCACGCACTTGGTCCAGGCGTCAGCATAGGTCGGGGCAACGATGCCGTACTCGCCCTCATCGTCAGGGTCGCTCAGCAGCCAGTCCGCGAGCCCCTGGGCACCGCTGCGGGTCTTCCCGCCGCCACGGCCGCCCTGGACATACCAGACGCGCCAGTCGCCTTCAGGAAGGAGCTGGTCCGGCCGGGCGGTCTCGCGCCAGCGCAGCCGTGGGTCGGCCTGGCGCTGGCCCATCCGGTCCGCGACCCGGTTGAGCAGCGTGCTAGTCATCAGCCATCCGCCGCTCCGATCGTGATGCCTGGTACGCGCCCCAGTGGCTGGCGATGTTGGCGTATCCGCTCATCAGGGCCACCCAGAGGATCGACGTCTTCCACCAGATCAGCGTAGGCACCATCAGCAGCGCCCAGGTGACCGCCAGGACCAGGTGGGTGACCACCGCACGGTGCGCCGAGCGGCGGCCGGCCATCTAGGCCGCCTTGAGATGCCGCCGCAGTGCCTTCCGGGCCTTGTCCTGGCCCACCAGGTCCAGCCCGGTCTCGTTCAGTGCCTTGTCCAGCGCGGTCTCGATGGCCAGGATCTGCTTCTCTTCCACGGTGGCCAGCCGGTCCGCGATGTTCAGCTTGGCGATGTTGAGCAGGATGGTGGCATAACGTTCCAGTGCCCGCTCGTAAAGCAGGATCTCCGACCGGAGCTGCTCACCGATCTTGTTGTGCGCGTACCTCACCCGGTCCTGGCTGAACAGGTAGGCCACGACGCGGCGCAGGATCTCCTTCATCTCGCGGATCTCCCCGGCCAGGTTCAGCAGCTCGCCCAGCGGGTCATCCACGGGCGGCGCGGTCAGCAGCCGGTCGCCGTTCTCGGCCATGATCTCGGCCAGCCGGTCCACCGCGCGGCCCTCGACCACCCTGCCAGCCGCGATCTTGGACTGGTAGCTGCCGGTGTTCGCGCCGTGGTTCTTGCACATCGGCGGCTCGGTGCCCTGGGTGGCGTAGTACCGGCAGGCGTCGGCCTCCATGAAGCGGTGCCTGCACCGCCTGATGCCGGTGATCTCTTCCGCCTCATCGAGCAGGTCATCGGGGATGTGGTGCAGGCAGTATTCGAGCCCCGCGATCTCCTTCTCACCGCAGGGACGGCCTGAGTTGGTGACGCCCAGGCACGGCACGTCACCTTCCCAGGTCCGCCCTCCTGCCATGACTCAGATGATCTCTCGGAGCATGGCCTGCACTTCGACCTTGGCCGCGTCCAGCGCGGACTGCGGGACGTAGCGGGCCAGGTCGGCCTGGATCTTCTGCGCGGCGTCCACGAAATGCCCGAGCAGCGCGTGCGCCCGTGCCGCGCCAGCGGCAGCGGTCGGCGGCAGGCTGGGCGACTCGTTGGAGGCGCTGGCACCCATCGGGGACACGGCCTGGTCGCCCCCGGCCACGGCGTCACCGAAGCCGCGCGGCTCCTGCTGGTAGCCCGGCTGGTCGCTCAGCCCGGGGTTGCCTCCCGCGACCGGCTGCGCCTCCGGGTCGGTGGGCGAGTAGTCGCCAGGAGCGACGTCATCACGCTCACCAGCGGGGTTGATGGTGACCGGCTGGCCCTGCTCTACTGGCTGGCCCTCTGGCTGCTCGGACATGGTGCTCCTTCACTGGGCGGCTCTGGTCTCAGGACTCAGATGCTAGACCCGGTAGTGCCCTAGAACTGGGAAGTCAAGCCCAGAGGGTTGACCTGGCGTGTCAGGCCGGTGATCGCGCTGTTCAGGTCGGCCAGCCGGAAGCCCCGGGGATTGGTGCCGTTGCGCTTCACCCAGTTGCCGTCGATGATGCACCACCACTCGCCGCCAGCGGCCGGGGCCAGGAAGTTCCGCACCCAGGCCATATTGCAGTGGACCGCAGCGGCCCAGCTTGACAGGCCGCCCTGGTCGAGCCCGCGCACCTCGCGCCCGTAGGTGACGCAGTGGCCGCCCGCTATGGAGCCGCCCGGCACCCACTCCCACGGGCCGGGGAATTGCTGCTCCTGGGCGTTCTGAAGCTGGCCGCCGATATAGCCGGGGCCGAAGAGCTGGAGTGCCTGGAGCCGGGTGGCGCGGTCGGTATTGCGGAGCTGGCCGAACGCCAGAATCCTGTCACCGCCGATGTCATTCTTCCGCCACCAGCCCAGGTTGTCCTGGAGCACGGTGCCGTTGTCGGTGGACGGGTCGCCCTGCACATAGCCGCCGAGCGTTTCGTAGAGGCTCATGCAGGTGGAATCGCCCCAGCTCTGCGCATTCCCGTTCTCGAAGTAATTGATGGCCATCTGGTAATGGTCCATGCCCGCAATGCCGCAGTCGCCCAGGCTGTTGTTCAAGTCCATCGTGTACTGGACGCCGGTCAGGTAGTCGATCGTGTCCAGGACCGCTATCTCAGAATTGGGCGTGAAGAAATCGTCAATGTAGACGCGCGGGTGCGTCTCATTGGGATGCGGGTCTTTCCTGCCGCCTGCGTAGATCTCGAATGCCATGATTACTCCCGGGGATGGGTGCAGGCCCGGCCCTCACGGGGGATCGGGCCGGGCCTGCGGAGGTTGGCTGGCAGGGACACTGGTCAGCAGGCTACCCGCTGGTCAGCATCCGTCATAGGGTGCCCAGTCGCTGGTGCCGTCCTGGGCATAGGTGCTGGCGAAGACCTGGTTCTGCTCGGCCACCGACGCATGGCCGAAGTCAGCCGGGTTGCCGCCGTGCGCCGCCCAGGTCTGTGCGCTGAACTGGTACAGGCCGTAGTGCCCGGTGCTGTTCATCACCTGGCTGTTGCCGCCGCTCTCCGCGTTGATCACGCAGCTCTGGAAGCTGCCCATGCCAGCCGTGGAGACGTTCTCCGCTGGCGCGGCTGCCGGTGCCGGGTCTGCTGCGGGCTGGGCGTCTGACGCGGCCGTGGCCGCTGCGGGCGCTGCTGCCTGGACGGGTGCCGGGGCCGGTGGCGGCGGCGGCTTGGGGATGTGGTTGAGCGCCTTGTGCAAGATCCAGCTCTTGCGCGGGTGCCAGGCGCTGAGCTGGAGCGTCACCCCGGCGTCCAGGGCGTTCGGGTTATGGACCTTCTTGCGGTTGGTGTACCAGAGCGCCGGCCACCGGCTGGCGTGGCCGTAGACGTGCCGGGCGATCGAGCTGAGGGTGTCGCCCTGCCTGACCTTGTAACTCGTCTGGATCGAGATCGTCTTGGAGACCGCTGCCGGGCCATTTCCGGGGCCGTATCTGGCAAAGACCATGCCAGGTGGTGCATGGGTGACACCCGCCCGGGGCATCAGTGCGAAAAAGACCAGGACTACCGCTGAAAGGGCATAGAGAACAGCACGGTACACAGCTATCCTTTGCTCGCAGGTTGCGCGATCCGGGCCATTACCTCGGGGTGGGGCTGGAACCGGGCCAGCGCCTGACTTCCCCGGACGATAACAGAGCGATTTCGCCTTTGCACGCGCTTGGGGAAGGAAAGAGCCCGGCACATCTTGCTCGCTGTGCCGGGCTCTGTTCGCTCAGTGCGCGTCCCTCCAGGTGCCGAACGATGGCCAGCCGCCCTCAACCTCGGTGCTCTTCATCCAGCTCTCGAACTCCTTCCGCAGCTCAGCGGTCTGGAAGTCCAGCACCAGGTGCGTGCCTCCGGCCACTAGCTCCGGCGCTGGCGGGCTAGGCGGCGGGTCGCCAGCCGCACCGGCCATGATCTCGTCCGCCTCGCGCTGGAACGCCTGAGCCCGGCGCACCGCGCCCATCAGCGGGTCTTCGCCCTCCGGCGCAGCCTGGCCGATGACGCCCATGTTCCTCAGCTCCTGGAACTGGGCCTCTTCCTCACGGTCCCTCTTGCTCGTCATCGCCATCCACCTCCAGCGTCTGGAGCCAGCGGCCCTTCACGCCAGCCGCCCGCAGCGCCCTGATCTCGCTCATCGTGGTCAGCACCACCACGTCACGCTGGCCGCCAAGGCCGGGACGGCCCCAGACCACGTAGACCTTCTGCGGCTCGGGCTCGGGCTCAGGCTCGGGCTGCGCCCAGGGCGGCCGGATGTCTGTGCGCACCGGGACCGGCTCCATCTTGACCTCGATCTGGGTGCGCATCGGCCCGAGGGTCGCCGGTATGCGGGCCTGGATGCCGGGGAAGACCTGGGTCCAGGCTCCGGTGGCGTCAACGGTGACGTTCCTGACGTGGAAGGGTGCGCTCATGACTGCGCCACCTCAACGATCCGGTTCCTGACTTCCTCGCCCCACTCGTCCAGGCCCGCCAGGAAGCCCTGGGCGTCCGCCACGGCCATCTCCAGGCCCAGATCGCGGCTGACGCATGACGGCGCGGGCTGGGCGTACTGGATGGACCTGGGCGGCACCACGATCGCCTGGCGCGCTGGAGGCAGGGTGAACGTGCTGGCGAAGTCATCCAGGTACTCGCGCTGTGCCGCGTACTCACCGCCGCCACCGCCCTCGAAGCTGTTGCTGAGCAGGGTGCTGCCCTCGCACTGGTGGCTGGCACGCTCCCAGCGTGCGCCCCACCAGGTACAGAACACGGCCAGCGCCCCGGCCAGCACCGCGAACACGCAGACGAACTCCACCGGGGTCAGTGCATGGATCATGATCGTTACCTCAGTCTCTTGTTGATCTTCTGATCACGCCGGAACGCCTTCTTGCTGTTCACCTTGTCCCGGGCGATCTTCTTCTCGGCGCGGCGCTTACGGCGGGCCGCAGCCTTCTGCTCGCGCTTCTCACGGCGCAGCTTGCGGGCCGCGTCCCTGCGGGCCTGCTCAGACGCCCTTGCCTGCTTCTCGGCGGTACTCAGGTCCGCGCCCCAGCCCAGTGGCATGGATAGCCTCTCCAGGATGTCCCTAGTCCAGATCATGATCACCTGATGCGGCTCTTGCCGCACTTCATGCAGCGTATCGTCTTCCTGCGCCAGGAGTGGCCTACAACCGCCCACCGGGCAAGATGCAGGCCACCCCGCAGATGGATCAGGCCGAGCCGAACAGGTAGATGAGCAGCAGGGCGGCGATGATGCCGAGCACCAGGATCGAGAGGAAGGGCAGGAACGGCCGCAGCTCGCCCCACCGCTTGCGCACCCAGCTCTCCTTCATGGTGCAGAGCCGGCACGGCATCGGGCACCCCGGGGCGTGGTGCATGTCGGGCGGCATCTGGCACACCGAGCATGGCAGAACGGGCGGCTTGCGTCTGCCCGCCATCACCAGCCAGAGCATTGCGACCACCGCGACCGCCCCCTGAATCACTGCCTCTGCCAGTGGTCATCATCGCTGTAGACCCAGCGCCTGCGCGAGTCCGTGGCCATGATGACGGTGCCGGGCTCAATGCGTTCCCCCGTCCTGTCCATCTCAGCGATCACGCCGTCCACCTCGCGCTCCATGCAGCGCCAGACCGCATGGCCCTGCTCCAGGGCAAGCTGCGCCTTCAGCTCGTTGATCTCCCGCTGTGCGGCGGCCAGGGCGTAGCTGCCCACCTGCTGGAGCCGGAAAGCCAGGTTTTCCTGGCAGATCCGCACGCGGTTGCCCTCGACCAGCCGCTCCCACTCATTCTGGCCAGTCTTATTGTCCCAGGTTCTCGGGTCGCTCATCAGTTCAGCGGCCCTTCCCCGGGCTTCTCACCTGGGACGATAAGCCGGGTTGCGATCTCGATCAGGGTCGGCAGGTCCAGGTCAGTCACCCAGTCCAGCAGCTTCCGCCTCACGCGGGGGTCGAAGTCCGGGCCGCCCTGGAGTACGGCGGTGTCCTTGATGAACGCGGCGAACCTGTCCCAGTTCTCGGCCTCGGTCACGAAGTCGATCAGCATCAGGATCAGGTTGCGGACGTTGTTGCTGGCGTTCGGGCCGATCGCGCTGGCGTCGATGATGACAGGCAGCTTCGCTGCGGCGCGCTCGATCCTGCTCTGCGCCATCGCCAGGGCCAGCTCATCCTGGAGATCCTTGTCATCCATCATCGGCTGGCACCTCCAGCATCTTGCGCAGTCCCTCGCGGTACTCAGCGGCATCGTGCCAGCCGAATCCGGCCGTGGCCTGGTGCGCCTCGGTCCAGGCTACGGTGACGTCCCGGCCCAGCAGGCCGCTGCCCAGGCTGACCGGCACCTGGAGGCCGCTCAGGATCTTGGCCAGGTTACCGAGCAGCTTCTCGCGCTCTTCACGGGTGGGCACTGGCCGCCTCCGTCCCGGCCGCCTGGTCTGCGTTAGCGATCTTCGCCAGCCGGTTGATCACGTTGGTGATCACCGGCAGCTTCCAGTGCCCCGGGTCCGGGTCGCCGTACATCTCGTCCGCGACGTGGGCCAGCAGGTACTGGAGATCATCGCGCTCGACCTGCACCGGGTCAGTTTCCGGGCGGTCGCCGCTCACTGTCATGCTCATCGTGATCTTCTTTCCTATCGGGATCGTGGTCTTTCCAGGCTCCCAGCATATCCGCGTGATGCTCCAGGTCAAACTGCGCGTTGACATGTCGCCTCCAGCGGCGTGAACGCCAGCCGCAGGTGCATCGTGACCTGTAGGAGAGCCAGCCGCGCTCCACCACCCCGGCATGAGCTAAAAACGCCTGGGTGATGAGCGCGACCAGCTCGTCCACGTCGTGGGTCTCGGTGCCGCCCACGATGCCGGTCCAGGCTGGCTCAGCCACCGCCGAGCAGCGGGACGCCGCCGACCTGGCGGCCACCGCCCGGTCCGGGCATCACCGGCATCTGGGCCGCGCTGGCCGGGATGATGCCGTTGGTGATGGCCAGGCCCATGTTGTGCGACCAGCAGACCTTCAGCGCTCCCCAGTTGGCCAGCGGGCCGTAGACGCCCTCGGTGACCGCGACCTTGAGGAAGCCGTGGCCGACCCCGGCCTTGGCCGCGACCTTCTCCAGGCTCAGCCAGGTGATGCCGTCCTTGCCGTCCTGCTCGGCCGCCTTGATCTCGGCAGCCAGCATCGAGATGCACTGGGCCTTGTACATCGCGGCGCAGACCGCGCACCAGGTCTCGCCCTCGGGCGGTACCGGCCCGGTGAAGTTGGTTACCGACATTGATCTAGGTCTCCTGTCCGTTGCATCCGTTAGTCACCCAGTCCCGCTCATCCTGGTCCGCGTACCTCGGCCGCGCGTGCCTGGGTGAGTGCAGCGGCCCGCCGAGCGGGTCAGCGCGGTCCGGCCGGACCGCAATTGCCATCGGCATATTCGCCGGAGCCCGCCGCAGCACGCAGACACCGCCCTCGATCTCGCCGTTGGCGTTGATGCTGAACTGCGGGTGAGCGTCCTTGGGTGCTTCCTCCACGTCGGCCAGCCAGTTGATCCAGATCTGGAGCTGCCGCAGGCTCGCGCCACCGGGGAACTCTTCATAATCCAGCACGGCGTTGCGATCCTCGGGCCGGTTCACCGCAGGCTCCAGGTGGCGTCCTGAGCCGCCGTCATGGCTTCCCATCGTTCTCCTTCGCTATCCGGTCCAGCTCGGCCTTGGTGGCGTGGAAGTCGCCGCAGCCCACGCAGAACCACATCTCGCGCTCCCCCTGGACCAGCTTGGGACAGTTCTCGCCGGGCGGGGTCGGGTTCAGGCTGGTGCCTGGCGGGTTCTCAGCCCTGCTCATGGCCCCGGTGACGTCGCCCTTCACGTCCGCGTCCGGGCTGGCCCAGGATGCCTGGTCCTTCACCGGCCGTGGCAGCGCCCTGGTGGGCTGGTGGATGGTGACGCCGCTGTCAGTACGGGTCTCGATCGAGCCGCGTGCCCTCAGCTCCTGGCGGGCGGTCTCGGCATCCTCATTGCTCCACGCCTGGAAGAGCTGCGCGAGCGCCGCGTTCCAGTCGTCGCCGTCTACGATCCGCAGCTCGGTGCAGTCGGTCTCGATGTGCCAGTGGACCTCATGGCGGATCTCGCTCTGGCCGAACGCCAGGCTGTTGGGCACCTTCCGGCTGGCGTAGATCCGCACCTTGCCGTTCGGCAGCTTGTGCCCGGTCATGATCCACTCGCACTGCGGGCCGCTGGCGTAGGTCCGCTGGTAGCTGCGGATCTCAGGTGCGCTGCTGTTGCTGCTCATGCTCATCGAGCCCTGCCTGCCTTTCCAGCTCGGTCTCCAAGATCCATTCCTGCTTGACCTCAACGGTCAGGCCCTCCCGGGCTCCGGCCAGCAGCGCGGTCTTCATGGTCTGCTTCAGGATGGACAGGTCAGTGTGCGGGTCCAGGCCGTCCCAGGTGACGGCGTAGCTGGCCTTCACCGCGCCTCGTTGGTGCGCAGGCCGCCTGGCAGCGTCGGGATGACCTGGGTGCCCTGCGGGCCGGTCGCGGGCACCACGATGGGCGTGCCCAGGCCGGACTGCGGAGCGCTGTACTGCGGGTTCACCCGGCCGGGGCCGCCCATCGCGGCGTGGTAGGTGGTGCGGGCCACCACCTGGATGGTCAGCGGCGCACTGTCTTCCGCGATCTTCACCACGGTCCAGGACGCATCCGTCTGGTACTTCAGGCTGGCTTCCTCAGCGGCCTTGCCCGCGCTGTCCGCGTCGAGAGTGTGGCTGAGCAGATCCTGCTGGTCAGTCATCGTGTAGCAGTGGAACCTCATACGGCAATCTCCTGATCGTGATCTAGCAGGCCCATGTCCTTTGCCCGTCTAATGTACCTGTCCACGCTGCGCAATGACAGCCGCATTGGCGCGCACATGGCGCTGCGGGCGTAGCCCTGGCTGATCAGGTAGGCGGCCTCGCGCGCCTTGCCGTCGCCGTGCGCCCTGTTGACGCGCCTGGCCGGGCCGGTGTCGTGGTTCTGGTTGGCCGGATCACCCACCCAGCCTGCCGGTCGCGTCATCGTCATCTCCGAGTACCTGATCAAGAGCCTGCTGCGCCACCGGGTCGGCTGGCATCGCCGCGTCCACGATACGGCCATCAGGCAGGACACGCTGCACCTTCATGATGACCATCCGGCCCTCGCACTGGCCCTGGCCGCAGATGAGCATCTGCTGGTGGCCGGCGATGAAGATGGCGTGCCGGTCACAGTAGGGCAGCGGCCCGGCGTGCTCGCCGGCCGTGCAGCCAGCCCAGAAGATCATGCCCGCCCTGACCTGGCAGTTCTCCCCGCCCTGGACCTGTGTCGAGCAGGTCTCCAGGTCAGGGCCTTCTTCCTGCCCTGGCCGGACACCGTAGCCCTCGGGCTCGGCCAGCGGGTCAGGTCTGCTGCTTGCGCTCACGAGCCCTCCGCTTGCGGCGCACCGTCTCGGCGCTCATGCCCAGGATCTCCGCGATCTGGGCGTTGCTGCGCCCGGCGTCGATCAGCTCGAAGACCCGCAGGTCACGCTCGGCATACGCCTGCTTGGTCATCTGGATGCGGGGAGCGGTCACGGCGTCATCTTCCGGCCGGTGATCAGCGACATGGCCAGCTCATCAGCCTCGGCCACATCGACCGGCACGATCGCGCAGATCCGCTTGCCGCCGTCTTCAATCCAGGTGGTGCGGCCCTGGTCGCTGGCGTTGTCAAAAGCGTCCTGCACCTTGCGCTGCGTCTCGCACGCTGGCCAGCCGCTGATCTCCAGTACCTGGTCATCGCTGGCCACTGCCCACCGCCCTGGCCAGCTTCAGCAGCGCCTCGACCTCGCCCGTGCTGGTGGCCTCCAGCATCCGCTCCATGTAGAGCACACCCTGGCTGTCCCTCACGCCAATCGGGACGTCCTGCCAGGGGGTGCTGGAGGTCAGCGACGGCCGCCAGCTCACGTACTCGCGCAGCCACGGCAGCCGGGGAATGCAGGCCGACCAGTAGCCCGCGTCATGGTCGCTCACCCGCAGGCCGGAATGGCTGTAGGCCGCGATGTGCCAGAGCCCCTGCCAGATCGTGATGGCGATGCTCAGCGGTGCTGGCTCGTTCATGTCCTGAATCCTGCCTTCTCATAGAGCCGCTGGGCCTCAGCCGGGTCGGTGACCATCTGGCCGTTCAGGTAGGCGGTGCGCAGCGTGCATTGCGAGCCCACCGCCCACAAGTCATCACCAACGGTGTACTGCCAGGTCTCATCCACCACCAGATGGCCCTCATCCAGGGTGGCCTCCATCGTGTCCGTGTAGCCGCAGGGGATATCACGTCTCGTGACACAGCTCACGTCAGACCTCCCCGCACCCGCGCAGCGGCGGCCTCGCGGTCGAGATGCGCGGCGGCCAGGGCCGCTCCCTGGGCCACCGACTTGCGATCCCCGCTGGCCAGCCTCTGCCGGGCCACCATCATCAGCCAGCCGCCTCCGTGCTGCCGCAGGTCGTGACCCACGTCGTAGCCGTGCTTCTCGATCTGGCTGCGGCGCGCAGCGATAATGTCCGAGATGCCGCCCAGCGCGCCATTGTCATCCAGGTACATCAGGTCACGCATGGCCTGCCGGAATACTCTTGTGTCTTCGCTCACAGCACTTTCCCGTCATCAGGATCTATCCACATCTGGCCATGCACGATACAGCCAGCCTGCGGCGGCTGGCCCGGATTATCGCGGTCATAGGAAACCTGGCACGAGCAGAAGATCGCGGAGAACTGGTGAATGAACAGGCGGTCAGCGCGGGTGAACTCAGCGGCCTTGGCCTCCAGCTTCTTCTGCGCCTCGAACATCGCCTTCATCTCGGGCGGCATTTCCTCTTCGCTCATGCCCATCCCGGGCGGGAACATCAGCGCTGCCTCCCTTTGTTGCCGCGCTTGCGGGTGCCCTTTGAGTACCGCGTCTCGACGTGCGGGCATTTCTTGCACTGGTAGACCCGGGCATCCCGGTCGTACCCTGCCACCTTGCTCTTCAGGCGCAGCTTGTGCCGGTGGTCAGCCACGGCCGTGGCGGTGACCGGGCAGCCTGCTCAGCGGGTTGCGCATCCAGGGCGTCCCGCGCATGGGCGTGAAGCCGCCGCGCAGCGCGGCGGTCACGTCGATGGTCGCGGGCTTTGTATCGCCCTCAGCGGCCTTCTCAGCGTCCTTGCGGCGCTCGCCAGCCGACTGGGCGGCGTTGATCTGGTGGTTCAGCTTGGATCGCGTCCGCCTCGCCTGGGCACCGCTCAGCACGGGGCTGATGCCCTCGCACTCCAGGATCAGGCGTATGTCGCCATCCCAGTCAGCGCCACGCAGCAGATAGCCGTAGTTCTGCCGGGCGTAGTTCCGCAGCCGGTCGTCCATAGTCAGCATCGTGATCATCATCTCCGAGGTGCGCTCTGTAAGCGGCCAGGATCTCTTCTGGCTGCCAGCATAGCCGGACCTCGAACGGGACGGGACGCCGATGTGGGGCTGCGCGCTGGCAGTTGCACGACACCGCGATGAAGTGGGTGGAGCTGACCAGGTAGACCACTATCTGGTGAAGCAGCGCGGGGTCGCGCATCATGATCGTCACGGGCAACCTCCGCGCGCCTTTGCGCAGATGGTAACCCTGTGACCACTGGTGCGCTAGTCAAACGTGCGCGTATCCTCCCTGACCAGCCGCTTCATCTCGTCCAGGGCGTTCAGGCCCAGCTTGTTGCCCAGCTCGAAGAAGGACAGGCCGACGTCGGCATACTCATCCGCGATGCGCTGCGGCACCTGGCCGCCGTCGCCCGCGATCTCGGTCATCAGCTCGGTGCATTCCGCGATCAGCTTGTTGAGCTGCATCACGGGCGTCGGGTAGCGGTCCGAGCCGTGCTTGCTGATCTGCTCGGCCGCGATGCCGTGGCCGTCGATGCCGGACAGCTTGAGGATGCGCCAGCCGCTCATGCCGTGGCCGCTCCAGCTCTGGGTGGCCGGTCCCTCGCCCGGGATGGTGCGGTGAAAGCCAGCCGCCTTCTCAGCGGCCATCCACTCATCCCTGTTGACAATCATGGGCAGGCTGTCACGCCCCTGGAGCACCCAGTGCCAGCGTTCCTCCGCGTCAGAGTCGGTGTTGACATTCATGCTGTTGACAAACACGGCCTCACGCGAGCACGCCGCGCAGATCCCAGGCCCTCCGCAGCGCGCCTTCGAGCCGTCCGGGTTCGGGGTGACGTGGCCGTGGCCGGTCATGATGGCACCGCCTTCAGCACGCGCTCGATCGCGGTGTTCAGCAGCTCATCGCCAGCGTGCCGGGCATCGGGGTCGAGTATCCGGTTCGTGAGCCAGACCTCATGGGCAGCGCGCAGCTCGACATGCGCATTGTGCAGCTCCTGGACCCGCTCCATCATGCCGGTGACGTCGATCGTCAGGTCTGGCCCCGCAGCGGCCCGCCTGGCGGCCTGACGCCTGGCCAGCACGCCAGCGGCCAGGGTCGCGCCCCTCACGGCGATCCTGGTCCGCGTCTTCATGCCGCCGCCCAGCGGCCGAAGACGTGATCGCAGTCATCCTCGGCGCAGATGATCACGCCGTCCGGCCGGAGCAGGAAGCCTGAGACGCCCTTGCAGAGCGGGCACATCAGCGTCTCGGATGGGCCTTCCTGGTCGCGGTAGTCGCTGGCCAGGGCCAGCCGGATGGTCTCCTTCTGGCGGGCGAACCGGCGCAGCACGTCTTCCGGGTGCTCGGTCATGTCCATCAGGCTGTCTCCGCACCGTAGTCGGCCAGGCTGGCAGCCAGCCACCACCATTCCGGCGTGGCCGGCATCAGCTCACTGAGCGCCCGCTGGGTCTCAGCCGCTTCCGGGCTCAGCCCAGCGGTTGCGATGGCCAGGTCTGGCCGCTCGCCCAGCTCCTGCACGCGCTGGAGGTATTCGGCCTGGTCAGCAGCCTCCACCGGCAGGCCCATCGTGGCCAGCAGGATCGTCAGGCTGCGCTCGATGCGGTTGAGCTGGTCGCGGTAGGCACCCTGCGGTGCGCCAGCCGGGACGTCGCGGCCCTGAGCGGGCTCAGGAGCCGCTGGGAGGCTGCCAGCCGTCACGTTGCCCGCAGACGGGTCTGTCAGGCCCAGGTCGGCTGCGTCAGCGGCTCCTGGCTGGCTTTGCGGGAGCTGGCCGGACACGAATCCGGGCGGCGGCTGGGCGATGTACGCCTGGGCCTGGGAGCTGTTGGCCGTGGCCGCTGGGTCCGCAACCGGCCTCGGACCAGGGGTTCCGGCCTGCATGGCGGCCAGCCGGAGATGCTGGTGCTCGTTGGCCGCCTCGGTCAGCGCGTCCTTCAGCTCAGCCGGAATGTGGCGCTCGACTCCGCTGAGTGAGTGGACCTTGGGGATTGCGTTAGCATCCCACCACTTTCCGAGGGCTCCCACCCCGTCTGACCTGGCCTTTTGCTCTTTCAACCAAGATCCGAAAGTTGCCATATCTTGATCTCCATCTACTAGGCAGCCTAGATACCTGAGCCATCACGCAGCCAGCCCAGGCCCTTCACCATGATTCTACCGTGACACCGCTGATGATGCCGCAGATCACGCAAGATCTTCAGCAGATCTTCACCGCTCACGGTTTATACGGTTCTGGCGGTACATCTCTCTCAGCAATATTTTCTATATCTATCTCTCTCATACGCTAAAGTCTTCCGCCAAAACTGTATAAAGTGTAGTTACTAGTAGTGAAGAACACACTTTATGCAGTTTTTGAGCAACATCTCCACCGGGCACAACGAACCTGTTGACAACCACGCAGATCTTCACCCACGATTTATACGGTTTCGGGGGAACACTTCAGCGGTCAGAGACGGGGAGACCGCTCATCATCGCGGAGGTACAGGCCCTCGAAGCGCCGCTGTTCCTCATTACGGGTCACGCCTGGCTGCCGCTCCAGGTGCGCGTAGAACTCGTTCCGGCCAAGGCGTGAGGTGCCGCGCGCCCAGTTCTGGTATGCCTCCCAGAGCGCGACCGCTGGCGCGGCCACGGCCCGGCCGTCGATCACCGCTCCCGGGCACATGACGCACATGTCAGCGATGAAGTTGGCCACGGTGTTCTGCTCGGCCGCGTAGGCGTCGGTGGCGGCCTGGACGCTCAGCGGCTGGATCAGCCCGCCCTCCCGGTGGTACTGGGCGCACGCCTTGACCAGGAGCGCCAGGATGCCCTCCCGCTCTTCCTCCAGGATCGAGCTGCCCAGCGCCTTCAGCCGCTCAGCGGCCGGGATGGTCGGGCCGCCCGGGATGATCACCACGCGGCGGCGCATCGCGTCATCGAAGTCCGTCAGGGTGGGCATCTGGTTGGTCGCGCCGAGAATGGCCCAGGTGACCGCTGTCTTGATCTCCTGCTTGGCGTAGTGCTGGTCCACCGAGATGAAAGCCTCGCCGGTCAGCCGCTTGACCTGGCCCTCATCAATGGTCATGAACGCGGAGGTCTCGGTGATGGTGATCAGCCGCCGCCCCCGGATGCTGTTCTCCACCCGCGCGTTCCGGCCGTGCCGCTGGACGGTGACCAGGGCCGCCTGGGAGTTGTGCGCCAGTGGTCCCAGCACGTCGGTGACCACCTCCAGCAGCACCGACTTCCCGCTGCTGGTGGGACCGCTGATGAAGAAGATCTGCTGCTCAGGGTTGGTGCCCAGCAGCGAGTAGCCCAGCACCTTCAGCAGGAATCCGGCCACGTCCGGGTCATCACCGACCGCCCGGCACAGCAGCCGCCAGAAGCGCGGGGCCTTGGCCGCTGGATTCCAGTCCAGGTCCAGGCAGTAGGCGATCATGTCTGCCGGGTCATGGGCCTTCAGCGCGCCGCTGGCCAGGTCCACGGTGCCATTCGCGCAGTTCAGCCAGTCTGGGTGGCGCTCATCGAACACGCTCTCATCAGTGCCGCACAGCCCGGCCAGGTAGGCGATCACCGCATTGCGGCCAGCCGTCTTCTCCAGGGCGCGGATGTACTTGATCTTGTGCTCATAGGGCTCGGCCCAGCGTTGCTTGCGGGCTTGCTCGCGCTCGCGCTCACCACCGGCCACATGCGGCGGGAACTCCAGGTCTATCTGGCTGTAGATCGCGGTGCGGCACTGGTCGGTCAGTCGTTTCCACTGGATCAGGGTCCTGTTGACAAGGTGGCCGATCTCACCGCTGACGTCCGGCCGGTGACAGCGGCCGTCCCAGACGTACCAGGTCGAGCTGACCGGGGCATAGTGCAGCCTGCCCTCATGGACTGCGCGGATCTCCAGCCCGGCCTCAAGGTCGGTAGCGGGCAGCCTGGCCATTGAGGTGCTGGCATCGAGCAGCCCGTTCCGGTACCAGGCATAGGGGTCGCGGTCACCCCGCTGTGCATCAGGCACTGCGCCGGGCTGCGCTGTTGACGAGCGGCCAGCCTGCGGGGTGCGCTATCGTGGCCATCGGAGACTCCAGGGCAATAGAACCACCAGCGGGTCACGCTTCGCAGGGCGTGGCCCGCATTGCTGTCCGGGTACTGCTGGGGCTGATCAGGTCTTGAGGTGCAGCCAGGTTACCCCTAGGCCCGGGGCTTGCTGCCGCAGTTCGTGCAGACGAAATCGCCTAGCTCATCATCAGCCCGGATCTGGTCTCCCTCGCTGACCGACTCGCCGCAGGACGGGCACGTACTATCGAACTTCGCGGGGAACCACGGCCCGAAGCCGGAGTCATTCTCAGCGGTGTCCTGGAGGCTTTCCCACCGCTCAGCGGTCTCGGTCCCTGGCGGCACGGTGCCGAGATCCTGCGGCCGGACAAGGCCGGGCGGCCGGCCGGTAGGAAGCGCGGGCCAGCAGAAGTCACACTGGCCGGGCAGCATCGAGTGATCGCACCGGCCGTCAGGGCCGAGGTGGACGTCAGGCATTCCGCTCTCCAAGGTAGGAATCAGCGGCGGCGTTCTCAGCGGTGACGCACCGCTCGATGAACCTCCGCGCACTCTCGATCGTGGTCAGTACCTCGCGCCAGGACAGGCCAGCGGTCGAGCCCGCCTGCCAGACCGCCTGGATCTCATCGCGCACCTGGGCCGCCCCGGCTGGCGACGTCCCGAGGGCACGGTACCGCGCGCAGGCCAGCCGGTAGAGGGTGGCGTTCCGCGAGCCCTCCGCGATGCCGGTCTGCTTCAGCGCCTCCACGTCCGGCGCGGGCTGCTCATAGTGATCATGAACCTGGCCGGTGCTGACCGCTGAGTGCAGCCACGGCAGCAGCCAGGGCGGCGCGGCGGGTATATCGCAGATGTCCCGGTCCGCCCAGCGGTAGGGCACCAGCACTTCCTCACCGCCAGCCGCCTCATCCGGCCGTGAGATCGTCTGCACCGCGACCAGCGACGGCGGGGCCACGACGTAGCCGCCGTCACCCTTCACATCGACGCCAGGCAGGATTCCGGGCCGCTCGGGCACCATCAGGCCGGGCTCGGTGCGCAGGTAGATGTGCCAGCCGCCCGAGGGCGTCATGACCATCGCGCCAGGCGGCAGGTCCAGCCGGTAGCGGTTCAGGAAGTCAGTGAAGCTGTGCGTGCCGTTGTTCCCGGCCTTGACGTCCAGGTCGATCACCGCCAGGCAGGACTTCCAGCCGGTGGCGATGCCGATGTTGGCGGCCGGGTCCGTTGTCCACCAGCGGCCGGCCTGGGCCAGGTCATCAGTGGCGTGGTGGACGCCAGCCGCCCCGTGCTCATCCAGCGGCAGCATCCGGTGCGGGCGCTTGCCCTTGCGGATCAGCGGCAGCACGGCGAAGCCAGCGGCGGCGTACTGGGCCGCTGGCCAGCCGAAGCCTTGCGGGACCGAGGTGATAGCCGCTGGATCTGTCTCGATGCAGCAGGTCATGGCTCAGCCGTTGCCGAGTGAGCCGATGAACGTGAACAGGCCGGTGAAGAGCGAGTGGATCTGGTGCCCTGCCTGGGCTGGGTTGGCGATCACGTAGACGGCTGCGGCCAGGCCCGCGATGATCCACAAGGCGGTGCGCATGAAGTCAGGCATGATCACTCCCGTCCAGGCCGAGCCGGGTCTCTTCCATCTCCAGCCAGCGGTTGGGGCCATTCTGCACCGCGTCCAGGTAGGGGTTCATCTCCCAGCCGGCCATCTTGTCCCGCAGCCAGCCGAGAACGAGCCACCCTGCGAGGGGCAGCCCGGTCACGGCCAGCAGCCAGAAGAGCAGCGGCATCAGTCAGCCATCTCCCGGGCCTGCCGGTCGGTCTCCGCGATCACCGCGTCCTTCAGGGCGATCAGGCGCGGCTTGGTGTACTCGGCAAAGGCTTCCTGGGCCTCGCGGCGGGCCTCATGCAGCCGGATCACCTCAGCCGCTTCCTCATCGCTCAGCGGCCGGAAATACATCTCGTTCTGGTACCTGCCGCCATCAGTCTGCTCCCGCTTGCCGCTGCGCGGCCAGTGGATCAGTACCTTGCCGGTGCCCGCGTGGATGCCGGTGGCCTCGCCGGGGACTGCCTGGCCGTCCTTGTCCCGCCAGGGGTAGCGGATCGCGGTGAACGGGACGCTGACCTTGGCCGCTGCCTTCTTGGTCTCGGTCATCGCCCGGGTCCGCAGGTTCTCCTTGGAGTTTCCTGTTACTTCCTTGTCACCCACCGTGGCGTACCAGGTGGGGCTATCGGTGCCGTCCACGAACACGGGGATCTTGGTGCCGCGCACCTCGATAGTGCCCGCAGGCCAGCGCTGGTTGTATGGCCTGGCCGTGGCGTTGTCTGCCTCTTCAGGCATGGTGCTCCTTCTCTTTCATCGTTATCTTGATCTCTGCCGCTCGGTGCGGTGTGCATCACATGGTACCTTCGATCTCCAAGAGCACGATCGAGATCTGCAATATTCCCTAGACCGGAAGGTCAACACCCATGCTACGCAGGCGTTTGTCCGCAGCGGCCGTGGCCGCAGCCGCCCTGTTTGCCCCGCTGGCCGTGTTCCTCGCCAGCGGCACCCCCGCTTCAGCGGCCGATACCCCGCAGTGTGCCGCCGCCGTCACCGCCCCGCACGGGAACGCCCCGGCGCAGTGGTGCTCCGGCCAGGAAGACGTCACCCTGGCCCTCGGGATCGCCGCGACCAACAAGGTGGCCGCTTACCAGCCGGCCACGGTGAAGCCGTGGGCCACCACGAACGGCTCCGAAGACTTCGCCGTCTACCGCTCCGACCCGGCCAACTCCCAGGTCAAGACCTTCGAGTTCGCACCGCACGGCGTGATGAGCAACCTCTGCTTCGCCGTCAACAACAAGCGGACCGCCATCGTCTTCAAGACCTGCAATCCGGCGAACCACGGCCAGCAGTTCCAGCCCGGCTCCAGCTCCGCTGACGGCGGCAACTCCTGGGACTCCGTGCTGACCGGCCAGGCCATCACCATCCCGGGCGGTGCCTTCAGCCACCTGATCCTGAGCAACGACGCGGGCGGGGTCAACCAGGGCTTCACCTTCCAGCAGTAGGACCGCGAGACCCGGCCAGCCGTGGCATAGACGCCTGGCCGGCCCGGAGACCCTGGCACCCACTTATCGGTGAAGACGCTGCTGCTGCGCTGCTTCTCCTGCCTGACGGCTCGGTAAAGTGCCAGGGTCTCCGGTGCATCCTGGGCATAAACGGCGCGCTGCCTGCGTTTACGCCTGTGTTCGACCTACGATCACGATCAAGCGATAGAACAGGGGGTGACCCGAGCGTGGCCACCGTGCTCATCGAAGACCGCTTCTTCTCCACGCAGTTCGAGGGGACGCGGATCGCAGGTGAGTCAGCCCGCAGCTCGGACCCGGAGCGGCCCTCCGTCAGGTGGGCCGAGCTGGAGGTCTACAAGCTGGACAGCGGGAAGTACCTTATCCACCGCACTGGGATGAGCCGCGTCTACCACCAGCCAGACACTGAGTGCTCGACCGCGAGCGGCGGCCCGAGCGGCGACCCGGCGACCCGGGCGGATCTCCCGCCCGACGCGGTGAGCTGTGACCGCTGCCTGCCGCCGTGGCCGGAAGACCTGAAGCCGGGCGAGAAGATCCGGTTCGAGTTCCCGCGCCATACCATTGACGAGTGTGCCGACCCGGCCACCGTCATCGAGCGGCTGACCAATATGCGTAACCGCAGGAGCGGAATGCGGACATCGGTGATCTCCGAGCCGGTCCAGGCACTGCTGGTGCAGTGCATGGCCAATGACCCGGAGTTTGCCGCCGCACCGAAGCCCGTGCAGAAGATCGACTGACGATCTAACCAACGATCACGATAGGAAAGGCACAATGTCCAAGATCCAGTATGAGAGCCAGTCATTCACGGCTGAGGCTCTTCAGGTGGTCTCGCAGGCTGAGGCCATCTGTGACGACTACGCGGCGCAGGGCTATTCCCTGACGCTGCGGCAGCTTTACTACCGCTTCATTGCGGGCGACTTCTTCCCTGAGTCGCGGCGTGACAAGGTGCTCGGCACCAAGAACACGCAGAAGAATTACAAGTGGCTGGGAGACCTGGTTTCCCGTGCGCGCATCGGCGGCAAGATCGACTGGAACCACATCGAAGACCGGACCCGCGAATACTCGGGCGGGGACAGCGGCTGGCGCAGCCCGGCCGAGGCCGTCCGCTCGATCGAGCACTGGTACGACGTGCCGCACTGGGACGGCCAGGATCACTACCTTGAGGTCTGGGTGGAGAAGGAAGCGCTGCTGGACGTCGTGCAGCGGCCTGCCAGCCGGTGGAGGGTCGGCACGCTGGCCTGCAAGGGCAGCCCGAGCACGTCGGTGATCCATGAGGCAGCGAAGCGGCTGCGGGGCAAGGAGCGGTCCGGCCGCCAGGTCACCGTCATCTACCTGGGCGACCACGACCCGACCGGGCTGGACATCTCCAGGGACATCCAGGACCGGCTGGCCATGTTCGGCACCCGGGCCAGCGTGGACCGGATCGCGCTCAACCTGGATCAGGTCGAGCAGTACGACCCGCCGCCCAGCCCGGTGAAGGCCACCGACTCGCGGA